GTGGCCGAGCGCGACGAGGCTCGGGAAGACGCGGCGCACGACCGCGCGAACGAGATCCAGATGCGCGCCGAGCGCGACGCCGCCCAGCGCCGAGCGATGGCGGCCGAGTCGGAGAGAGATGTGCTGCGGGAAGAGCACACCGACCGGGTGCTAGAGAATGCAGACCTCGCTCGTGAGCGCGACGCGGCTCGGGCCGCCTTTCATTCGCAGGTCAACAAGCATGCAGCAGTGTGTGGCGAGCTGGCGCAGTGCCAGCACGCGCTTACACAAGTTGAACGTGAGCGCGACTCCCTCCGCGCTCAGCTCGCCGACGCGCACCGTGTCCCGGCGCAGGGCGAGACGATCAGACGCAGCTACCGAGCGCGACGCGGCCGAGAAGATGGAGCGGCTTGAGCGCGGGGTGCGGGAGGCGGCGCGGCTCGCGGAGCGTGTACTCGCGGACCGCGTCGCAGCGTTCGACAGTCAGCTCCGACTTTACCCGGAGACGTACTGTCGCGACGACGCCCAAGAACATGAGGAAGCGAAGGCCAAGCTCGCCGCCCTTCGCGCGGCGCTGGAGGGACCGTGAGTGCCTACGCTCTCGCGCATCCGTGGATGACGTTCTGGTTGCTGCTGGTAGCACTGCTCGTCGTCGACAACATTACCTCGAACTACTTTCGGAGGAAGCCATGACCGACGACATTCGAGATCGCCTCGCCGAGTGGATCGAGACGCATCGCAGCTACGATCCCGAGAGCTTTGGCACCATCGTCGAAAGCCTCGCGGCTCTTGTAGGTGAAATGCTCCTCGCCGAGCGCGCCGCTGCGCTGGGGGCGGCGGGGGATGTCCTGTCGGAAAATCTGGCGCTCGCAACCCGCGCCCGGGATCGCGCCGATGATGGTGACACGATCCAAAGCGGCGGCGCTGGTGAGGGGATGGAGGCTCGGCTGTACCTTGCCATCGAGGCGGAGATCATCGGCGAGCAGCGGGATTTTATCCACTCCCTCTCCCCGGAGGGCTGGGTCGGCGTGCGCGAGGCCGATCTCGCGGTGGTCAAGGAGGCGGCACAGGCCGCGCTAGTCATCTCCGAAGGGTCCGTCACCGGCGTTGACGATGCTGAGATCAGCATCGTCAACGCCGCCCTCGCGAGGATGCCATGACGCTCGAGGACCGCGAGATGCGCAATGCGATCTCAGCCATCGCCCAACAGACCGAGCAGGACCGCCGTCAGCGCAAGCGCGAGGATGACGCCGCGCGCAAGGTGCTCCTGTCCCTGGCGCGGTGGGCGAGGCGCTGTTGGCGTGAGCGACGAGCTGCCCGCAATGCGTATTTCAACGGGCACGCAGCAGAGGCAGTTACATGGGATGAGGTATGCGCCTGGTGCGAATTCACCCGCGAAGCAGAGCGCAGGGCGCGGAGGATCAAATGAAATTCTTCATCGACACGGAGTTCATGGAAGACAGCAGGACCATCGATCTGCTCTCGATCGCGATCGTCTGCGAAGACGGGGCTGAGCTGTACCTGGAGCTAGACGCCGACACCTCGAAGGCCAACGAGTGGGTGGCCGAGAACGTGTTACCACACCTCGGGAAGATCCCGGTCAGCACGCGAGAGCAAGCGCGGCAGCAGATCCTCGATTTCATCGGGACGGACAATCCAGAGTTCTGGGGCTACTACGCGGATTATGACTGGGTCGCGATATGCCAGCTATTCGGGCGGATGGTCGACATTCCCAAGGGCTGGCCGATGTACTGCCGTGACATCAAGCAGCTCTGCGATTCTCTCGGGAATCCCCGGCTTCCAGACCAAGACTCGACGGAGCACCATGCGTTGAACGATGCACGATGGAACCGAAATGTGTACTACGAACTGATGCGGGCGCGGAGGATCGGGAAATGAACATCGATGATTTTCTTGCAAAATGGTTCGACGAGGGCAGTGAGGAGTACATCGCTGCCGAATCCGATCTACGTCGAATTTTGGACAGCGCCCGCGCCACTGTCCTCGCCGAAGAGGATCGGCGGGTGTGGTGCGAGGGATGGATGCGCTCGGGCTAGCCGCGTCGTCCGCCCGCCCCGCCCTCAAGACGCTCGCGGAGTGCGTGGTGGTGTCGCGGGAGGCGATGCAGGTGCTCGTCGAGGTCGCAGAAGAGCGCGCCGAGGAATTGGAAGAGCAAGTGAACGAGGACAACTACGATCCTGAGACGGGCACGATCGACGAGGATTCCGCGATCGCGCAGCAGAGCGCCGCAGCCCTCCGCGCCGCCATCACCGAAGCCGAGGAGGCGATGCGATGAGTGACTTTGCATGGGCATGCATCGCGTTCGTTGGTATCTCGTGGGCCATGGCGTGGATGATCGTTCGAGGAAATTAATGAAACCCGAAACCGAGAACGATGGCTTCGTGATCCTCTGCGCAATGCGCTACTGCCTCGGTCGATCGAGCTATGCGCCAAGCATGATGATCGAGTGGCTACAAGCGCACTGGCATCAGATCGATCCACGCGATCGCTCTATCATCGTGCGGGATGTACGTGAAGCGGTCAGCGCGAGCGAGCGTGGTCGCGGACTACTATCACTCCCGTACGAGCGCGAGTGGCGGGGGTTTGCGGTGTGGGCGGAGGTGCAGGATGCCAACTGACATTCCCCCGCCCGGCCCGGAGCGGGATGCGGAGATCGGGGTGCTTCTCGGCGACGCTCCTGCGATCCGCGCCATCGCCACCCAAGATGGCGCCTCATCCGCACTCACCGAGGATGACCCGATGGGGCCCGGGCTCGGTGGCTACAAGATCACCGCAGACGACGTGCGCGACTTCTGCCGCAAGCACCCGCGCTATCACGTCGGCGCGTGGAAATTCTGGTCGCCCTACTCCACCGACCCAGCCGCCTGCGATCGGCTCGAAGCCGAGCTATCAGCGCGCGGTTTCTCGGTGATGACGAATCGCTGGCCAGCGCAGTCTATCTACCCAGGGCAGGTCGATGCTTCTGTAATCCTGCGGTTCAACAACGATCGCGCCTGGTCGGCGTCGGCGCCGACCCGCCCCGACGCCGTGAGCGCCGCGGCGTTGCTGGCGCTGAGGGGCCAGCCATGACCCCCATCGGCTACGCATGGCTCGGCGAAGCCACCGCCTACTTCGGCGACGATCCTCCCGTCGGGTAGTGTCTCAGTTTGAGCCATCGGAGCCGTTGCGCTCCGAATCGGCGACGCCTACGCTGGCGGCATGATCAAGAAGCCGAAGAAGCGGCGCCGGCTGGACCTGAACGAGCTGGCATTCGAGACGGTGCGATTGGCCACCCAAGGGCCTGACCCCGAGCCGAATCGTCAGCACGAAGACCCCGTGTCTGCCGCTGCCGCCACGCTCTCGAAGCGCGGCGCCTCGAAGGGTGGCAAGGCGCGTGCGCGGCTACTCACCGAAGAGCAGCGCAAAGAGATCGCACAGACTGCCGCGCAGGCGCGCTGGAAGAAGCGCTAGCGGAGCGCTTACCCAGCCTTCTTCCAAACCTGCTTGCGCTCGGCCACGTCGTCTGTGAGGTCGAGCACGGGGTCGATCGGCCGTTCGCTCGGATGGATCGAGTTCCAGTGGTCGGCGTCGAAAGACAACTGGAGCGCATCGCCGACCATTTGCTCGCGTCGTAGCGTGAGCGACTTGAGCATCTTCGGACGCGGCGCCTCGTCGATGTCGATCCAAAAGAAACGCTGTTGCCCGCTCGGGACCGCATGGTTCACCCGGTATGGGTGACCCGTCCGCTTGTCGTGCCGGATTTCCTCTCGGGCCGCACGCGAGAACCGCTGCGCAAGTACGTCGATCGGATCGACTGGCTTGGGAAGCCTGACGCCGATTTTCACGGCATACCGAGCGACATCGTGCATGTCGATCTCGGCCTTCCCGGTCTCCTTCTTGTAGCGCCTGATGATTCTCTGCATCACCTCTGACTGTGTAGACATCCCTTCCGTTTCTCCTTTCACGCACTCGCGTGCGCCACGTCGCCCCATCCATCCGTCACAGCGGCGGGCGCGATGGACGATCGAATCTTGACCAAGTGCTTGCGGAACAGTTCGTGCCGCCCCGTGATGTGCTGAATCTGCCCGGCGACCAGGCCGGGGTGGATTCCAAGCGTTGAGGCAAACCCGAGCAGGTCGCGCTCCGAGAAAAGCGGCGCCTTCCGAGCCACAAAGCCAGCCATGCGTTGCTGAGGCACGCAGAAATCGGCGGCGGCCTCGTTGGCGGCGCGCTCTTCTTCCAGAACCGTGGGGCCGATTCCAGCGCGCTCGCCCTCGAGTTCCGCGTCGAGCATCACAGCGCCCTGGCCGTGACGCTTCAAGAGATGCTCTAACTCGTGACGAAGCACGAACCAGAGATTGTCGATGCGGTCGTATCGCAGCGAAAGGGCGATGACCGGCGAGCGATGATCCAGCCAGAAGCAAACGCCATCGATCTTCGCGCCCGGCAGCGTCTCCACGATGACGAATCGAATCCCTCTCTCCATGAGCAGGCGCGGCACATGGCGCGACAGTTCCGGCGCCGATAGCAGGCCCTTCAAGTCGGCCACGAGCGATTCTCCGCCAGCCTGTGAGTACGGCGGCACCATCAGATCGCTCGCCAGCTCCTTGACGCGGTAGAGCCACGCGAGCTGGGCGGGCGTCGCGGGGGATGCCACCACGGTCTTCTTGGCTGCATGAGGAATCGTCTCGATCTCCTCAACGCTGCTGACTCCGAAGAACCGCGTCAGTTCGGATTCGACCGTCGCAATGTCTCGAACGTCTTTCGCGCGTATCCACCCGCGCTTGATCATCGCCGCGACGGGCAGTCCGCCGAATAAGTGTGCGCGCAGCGCGAGCTTTGGATTCGGTCGGGCTTCGATTCGCGCGCGGGCCAGCTCATAGCTCTTCTGGAGGTCGAGGAGTCGCTCTGGCTCGATGCCGAAAACGTCACCCAACGTGAGCGCCAGCTCTGCGCTCATCGCCTTCGCGCCGGAGATCAGCTTCGTGATCTGACTCTCCTCGACCCCGAGGACGACGGCCAGGATGCGGTGGCTCCAACCGCGCTGAGCCAGAAGGTGGTCGATCAGTTGGCCGGGGGTGCGAAACTCTGGGGTGGCGTCCATTTCCCCAAAGATAATCGGGAATCTCTAGTCGTCAAGCCCAGTCGGCGAAATTTCGCAAACTGATTTGACATGCTTGCTCGTGCATGGTACAAAATCAGTATGAACCGACTGAGCACCGCCGAACGCGCCCGCATCATCCACTGCCTCGTGGAGGGCAACAGCCTCCGCGCCACCCAGCGCATGATGGGCTGCTCCATCAACACGATCAGCAAGCTCCTCGTGGATCTTGGCGAAGCGTGCTCGTCGTTCCTGAACGAGAACGTGCGGGGCCTCGGATGTACGCGCATCCAGTGCGATGAGATTTGGGCGTTCTGCTACGCGAAGCAGAAGAACGTGCCGCTCAACCGGATCGGCGAGTGGGGCGTCGGCGACGTGTGGACGTGGACGGCCATCTGCGCCGACACGAAGCTGATTCCGTCGTTCCTCGTTGGCCCGCGCGACAGCGAGACGGCACGACTCTTCATCGACGACCTGGCGTCACGTCTCACACACCGCGTCCAGCTCACGACGGACGGCAACAAGTGCTACCTCGCCGCAGTCGAGGATGGGTTCGGCTGCGAGGTTGATTACGCGATGCTGGTGAAGCACTACGGCAATGCGCCGCAGGAAGGCCGTGAGACGCGCTACAGCCCCGCCGAGTGCTGCGGGATCACCAAGGAAGTGATTACCGGCCGCCCCGATCCAAAGGGCATCTCGACGAGCTACGTCGAGCGCGCGAACCTCACGATGCGGATGGGCATGCGTCGCTTCACGCGCCTGACGAACGGTTTCTCGAAGAAGGTCGAGAACCACGCGGCGGCCGTGGCGCTCCGCTTCATGCACTACAACTACGCGCGGCCCCACATGTCGCTGGGTCGGGGCGTCACGCCTGCGATGGCGGCCGGTCTCGCGGGCGGCCCGTGGGATACCGAGACGATCGCCGGGCTACTGGATTGAAACTGAGACACTACCAATGGTCGGGGTGACTGGAATCGAACCAGCGGCCTCCGGTTCCCGAAACCGGCGCTCGACCTGACCGAGCTCCACCCCGCGGAGAGGTGGTGGTTCTGGCTGCTGGTTCATGGCGACGATTCTACTCGCGCAAGCGTGATCCGCAAGCCCGATCGATCCACCGCAGCAACGGCAGCACGCCGAATTGCCGCCCGAGCCGATCGAGGCACGCGTCCAGCGGCTCGCGCCTCCACCTCGCCACCGTCGGCTTCTTCTGCCGCGCCTTGTGCGCCCGTCGTCGCACCTGTCGGTGCTTGGCCATCCCAATCAGGCGCCCGCCCGACTGGAACGTCTCGCCGTGCTCGTCGAAGCGAGCGGGCTTCAGTGTCGCGGGCGCTCGTCTCGGCATGGCTGCCACCGCGGCCCGCCGCACCGTTTCGCCGCAAGCCTCTTGGCGATCGCGCGAGCGCGCGCTTTCTGATCCGGGGACCCGATTTCTGTTGTAGCCTCATCGGCGCCGTACCGGGTGCGAACCTCGGCCAGCACCAGATGTGACATGACTATTGTGAACGGCGGTGCTTCGCGATCCATAAACTTCACTAGCGCGCGAAGCGCCTTTTCGCGCTCCTTAACCTTTGGGTCAAGGAATTCGATGAAGACACACGAATCCCAATAAAGCCGAAGCGGCCTGGATGCGTCAGCCATGCTTTCCGTCGCGAGCGGAGTTGACGTAGTCCTCGGAACTCATTCCACCGGTTAAACCGCGCGCCGCCCCAAGGAGTTCGGACATTGTCCGCTTCGGGCGTTGTCGAACAAAGATGGAGGAAATCTTCGTCATCGAGAACGGCGTCCCATCGCCTCGGCAATGGACAATCCCCTCGATGATCGCACGCTGCCGGAGCGCTGCCTTGACGTCGTTAAATATAGCGTCGTTCAACGCGCAGCGGATTCTATTCTCAGTGTGGTGCTCTCGCACCTTGAAGTGCGCGTACCCTGTCACCGAGACCATCTCGACGAAGCCATCCACAGACGCGTACTCGTGGTAAGCCTGGGGCGCTTTTGTCTGTTTCGCCGTCGGCCGCGCGAGAGTTGCCGGCTCCTCGTCCGGGGCAGAAATCAGCTTGATCTCTCGAACATTCTTTTCAAGCGGATCGATCATGCCCTTGACCGCGGTTCGGCCGGCAGGGCTGATTGGCACAGACCAATCGCTTCGCGCGAGATCGCGGACATTCGTCTCCAAGAAGACACTGCGGGCATTCCGCACTACCGCCTGGAGAGTCTCGGCGCTGGTTCCGTTCGGCGTCGCATAGGCGCTCAGCGTGGACTCTTCACCGATCACCCACCGCGCCTTCGCCTTGCGCTTCCCGGTAATCCCCCGCTCAAGGTCGCCCAGAAGGTCAATCAGCCGCGTCGCGACCGTGGATACGGTCTGGAGATCGATGCTTTCGCCGGATAGCTCAAGCTCAATCCGTACCGGATCGGACGGAGTCGTGTGCGTCGCGGGGCCAGGCATGACGCCTCCATTATGCCAACCAACCCAGGCGGGGGCTACCTGGACGTTGGTCGCGCAAAACACAGCCTACGCGATCCTGTATCGTCTGATTTCAGGAGGGCCGCGATGAACGCGCCAAGCGATACCGAATGGGCGAATCGACCCGAGGCCGAATTGAAGGCCGACTTCCCGTCAGTCGAGCTGGCCTACGACGTGGCGATTGGGAGCTACGCGACCCTTGCGGGTCGATACCAAGCAGTGGAGGGCCGGCTACAATCCATCTTGGGGTGGATGATCGGCTTCACCATGGGAACGGTTGGTTTCGTGCGTGGCCTAGAGAGCAAGCCGGACTTCACGGCCCTATTCTGGGTCGCCATGGGAGTCTTCGCTGTCGCCATGTTGACTGCGGCGAAGGCGACGGTTGCCGGGAGTCTTGAGTTGCTCAGCCCACGCTGCGTTTACCCAGCATGGGCCGATGCTGACGAGTGGACGTTCAAGATGAACATGGTGATGCGGGCGTCGGATGACTTCGTCACCAATCTGACTGCTATCGATCGAAAGGCGAAGGCGGCTGAGATCGTCACGTCGCTCTTCGCGCTGGAGGCAATCCTGCTGATTGTGTGGTCAGCTACTTTTTGACCACGCCCTTGCCGCCAAGGCCCTTGCTCGTTTCCGAAGGCTTGGGCAGGGTCGGAGTTGTGGGGACGGGCTTCCCAGTTTTCGCCATTCCCGTAAACTACCGAAATGACTCCGGTCTGTCAAGTATATAATTCCGCGGTGCGGAGTGTGCTGGCGGGGTTGGCGGCGCTGAGCGCTACCGCCACCGACGAAAAGGCGCCGGGGCGCGCTATCGGTCGAGGCGCTCCGCCTGCCACCCCGCGACCCGCCGAGCCCTGAGCATCTCGACGCGCTCAGCATCCCGCCCCACGCCGCACCAATTGGCGCCAGGATCGCCCGAGTGCGTGAGCGTGATCGGCAACACCACCTGCCGCGTCGGACGCGGCCAGCGCATCATCAGCGCGCTGTCGCCACTACCACACGACACCCACGAGCCAAGCGTCGGGTCCGCAGTCCACGCTGGGTCGCTGGAGTGCCAGAGCTGAAAGTAGCCGGCGAGCTCGGCGTCGGGATACTTCGCGCCGTTCACGCAGCGACGCGCGCCGTAAAGCGTACCCACCCGCGGCGCCGCTCGTTCGACGATCTCGCGCCAGTCGGCGGGCGGGGCGACGTCGGCGTCGATGAGGAGAGCCCAATCGCTCGGTGGATGCGCGGCGATCGCCTCGGAGAGCGCGAGGAACTTGTCGAACCGCGCGCGGGGATCGCGGTAGAAGGCATCAGTGCAAAAGGTCCGCACGCCGTGCTGCGCGCAGAGCGCGTGAGTCGCGAGGTCGTCTGGATGTGTGGCGACCGTCCACTCGTCGAGCGATGACGCCCATGCGTCGATCCCGCGCGCGAGGTGGCGGTCGTAATTTACGCACACAGTGAACGCCGAGATTTTCACTGGTCCCGCTCGGCGCAGACGATGAGCCGCTCGGGCTCGGTGCGGTACATGTACCAGCTCGCCGCAGTTCCGCACCCAGCAGTCAGGTACACCGTACGGCCAACCTCGTCCGCGAACTCTCCTACTGCACGCCGCACGCCCGCGTGCTCGTCGTCGAAGTCATGGCCGGCGAGAATCCCCTCCGGCTGCAAGCGATCCCACCACAGGCGCACATCTTGTCGCACGCTGTCGTAATCGTGCGCAGCGTCGAGGTAGGCGAAATGCAGCCACCCCGGAATGACTCGCGCCGCCTCCTCGCTGGCCATCCGCACGAGCCGCACGCGCCCGCATTCGTGCGCCAGCGCCGCGACCGCGAGCGCCATGTCGAGCGAGCGATCCCAGGGCATCTCCTCGTAAGGCGCCCACGTGTCCACGCACCACAGGCACACGCCGTTTTTCCAACGATCGAGAAGCCGTCTCGCAAAGTGTCCGCGATCGACCCCCACCTCGACCCCCGCGGCAAGCCCGCGCGCGTCGAGTAGCCGACCGAAGTCGGCGCGGTTCATGACCTCAGGCGACGCGGTGATGAGCGCCACGAGCAGCCTCCAGGATCGCGGCATCGAGCCGAAGCCCCGCCGCGCGGTAGTCGTAGAACTCACACGCCTTCGCCGCGAAATGCTGCGCCCGGTCGAGATCCCACGCGCGCTCCGCGCGATCGATCACGCCGCGCAAATCACCCATCGTGATTGAGTCGGACACACGCACCAACGCGTCATCGATCTCGGGCAGCACGTCCCACGCGGGGAGGTTCGTGATTGGCACACAGCCGACCGCAACGCTCTCGATGATCTTGCGCAGCGCGAAGCGAAACCGGCTCGCCGTCGCGATGTGAACTTTGTAGCCCGCGAGCTGGCGCAGGTATCGCGGCGTGTCGCAGCCTTTGGCGCCGTAGCCGGGGTGACCGTGACCGTCAATGCCAAGCCTCTTGGCCTGCTCGAACACGCGCTGTCGCAACGGGTAGACACCAACGCCGGTGGCCCCGGTCACGATGCCGCATCGTCGGTCACCGTCGAGCGGGATCGACCGCACGAGGTCCGCGTCGATCGAGTGGTAGGTGCGGATCTGTTGCCACGTCGCCGCGTAGCCGTTGCTGGCTTCGTTCACGGCGCGCGCGTGGTAGTAGGTGATGAGCGCATCAGGCTCGATGATCCGGAAAAACTCGCGCTGCACTTCGGGCGCAGAGCCCGCATCCTTGAAAGGCGTAACCACAAACGCGCCGCAGTCCCGCAGCGCCTCGTGCCGATCGAAGTGATAGCGCGGGTCGAAACACCCCCATCGGTTCTCGCGATGCCAGTCGCGCACGTCTTGCACCATCACCACGCTCGGCCGGTGCCGCTCGATGATGGTTGGCACGTCCACGCATCCGTCGCCAACGCCGAACCCTGCAAGCGTCCAGCCGGCGCGCGCGAGACCGTCTTCTAGGTGCAGGCCCTCGTCAGTTGTATGCGCGGCGTAGCCGCGATTGGCGAGCACGAGGCGGGTCACAGGTAGAGCACCCCCACGCCGCAACTCGCACCCTTCCAGTGCCGCAACCATCCCTCATGCGATCCGCTCGGCGGAATCCCGGCGCGCTCGCGTGCGAGTGCCGCCTCCACGTCGCTCACGTCGTGGATGATTCGCGAGTGCCGCACCGCTGGGTGCGCCTGCATCTTACGGAACGCAGCACCTGGCGCCGGATCTGTGATGTCGTGAACAAACACGACCCCGCCGCGGCGCACGATCGGCTCGTACGTCACGAAATCCTCGTACATCGTCACTTTGTCGCCGTCGATGAAGAGCACGTCAATCCGCGTGCTATCGCAATCGCGTGAGTAACTGTCGCGATGAAAGCCAAGAGCGGCCTCCACGGCATCAACCGTTTTTCGTTCTCGCGATCCCCACGGGCACCAAAAGAAGCTCACGCCAGGAAACGCGCGCTCGAATGCTGCAGCGTACGGCGTCCCCCGAATCTCGCAGGCGATGGCAATCTCGACGGTGGGGATACACTTCACCCAATGATAGAAGCCTCCGCCCTTATCTGCCCCAATCTCGAACACGACGCGCGGTTCGATCTCGCGCACAACGCGGATCATCTCGGCCGTCTCGGCCTGGCGTTGCAGCGGAAAGAAAAGGCCCGTATCGAAAACGTCCTGGTAGACGTCGAGCCCCGGCAGGCGCGCAGCGTCGCCCGCAAGGAAGCGCTCGATCTCGGGAAGCATCTCGGGCGGGAAGGGGGCGTCCATTCATTCTCCTCGAAGGCGCATGTAGTCGGTCAACTCTCGTGTGCGATCGGTCGGCAGCTCGCGCACCGTGTTGAGCGTGCGCCGCGGCTTGGCCTCGGCGAGGTACGCCCATCGCTCGCTGACGTCGTCGGTCTCCGCGTCGTCTCGGTGCCCGCGCAATCGCAGCGGCACGCCGCACGCGGTACACGCGGCGCGAATCTGCTCCGCGAAGTCGTCGATGGGGCGCGCCCAACACCCCGGATCGACGGGCAGCGCCAGCGACTCCAGGCTCTCCATGCGCGGGAGCCTCGACATAGACGACGCTACCTCGCAGTGCCAAAAGCCAAGCGCGCCGTCGCGCTTCTCGGTGATCGCCCCGCTCCACTTCGTGCCGATGTCGCACGCCGCGATCATCGACCACATTTCATCGTGGTCTCGTGGCCCGCCGGACTTGCCGACCTGATCCTCGATTGCCACAAGGATCGATCCGTGCATCGCGCCCCGGTCGAGGCCGTGCACCTGCGCCATCGGCACAGCGGCGCGCATCTCCGACGCAGCATTCGCGCTTCCGTGCACAACGAAATTCCAGTACCCGAAGCACTCGCGCGCGACGTCGCCGTGACTGAATAGGTTGTTGGTCCAAAGTCCAGCGTTACGCCTGGGGATGTAACGCTTCCACAACGCGGCGATCTCGGGGAAGTCTTTCCGCGTGCATGCGTTGCCACCGAAGCATCCGACGATGCGATCCGCGCGACCCGGTGAGCGCACCCAATCGGCGAGCACAATGAGCGCCCGCTCGATATTGTCGAGGCTCATGTGGTGCCGCTTCTCGCGAAGGTCGAGAAGTTGGGTGCAGTTGGAGCAATGCAGATCACAATAGGACGTAACCACGACCTCAATCACCTGCCGCTCACCCGGCGTCAGCATTTGATCGATCACGCCACCCCCCGAAAAATCCCTTGCCACATCTTCTTGCGCCCCTCGAACTTCCGCCGCCCATCGGGCAACCGGTGCATGCGGTACACCGCATCGGCGACGAGCACGAACCGCACGCCCGCGCGCTCACATGCAAGCCAGAACGCGCAGTCCTCGCCCCACGCGAGATCTTCACGAAACCCACCCATGCGCTCCCACGTCGAGCGCTCGAATGCCGAACCGATCACGATGCGACGATTCGCCATGAGCGACGACGGCGACCCAGCGTTGGCGACCACGTCGCCCCACGCGTTGCGCTTGGCGTTCCAGCCGCACCGCGCCGGCACCAGCACGCAGCCCGGCTGAGCCGCGGCGATCATCGCGGCGCCATAACCGGGCATGTGCTCGTCGTCCGCGTCGAGCACGGTGATCCACTCCCCCGAGCCGCGCGCGATCGCCTCGTTCCGAGCGCGCCCGCAGTTGCGCGGGTCCGGATCGTCGACGTGATGACGCACGAGCTCGACGTCGGGATGCGCGTCGACGCTGGCGACGGCGCGATCCGCGAGCGGATCCCACTTCTCGTGATCGCCGAACGTGGCAACGATAACGGAGAGCTTCACCGCAACGCCTCCACCCACGGCCCCGCACTCAGATTGAAATACGCCCGATCCCACACGCCAGCGCGCCCCATCGTCGCGACCCACACCCCGAACGCCTCGCGCCACGCGGCGGAGTACGGCTGCAACCCCGGCTCGTCCACTACCGTCACGAGCCCAGCGCGCGCGAGCGAGATAAGCGCGCCCTGGTCCTGCGCGAAGCGTTCCGGAGTCGGCTCTTTGCCCGAGCACTTGCGATACCAGCACTCGAACCACACACCGTCTACGCGCCCCGGCAGCGCCTCGCCGCGCAGGCCCGCGGGCGCACCGCCCTGCCAGCCGTTAGGGAGTATCTTGCGATCCGGAAATGCCTCACGCACGCGCTGCAAAATCAGCAGCGTTGCATCGTGGTACGCCTTCGCGTCGTAGTCCGGCGGTCGCTGCGGCGTGAAAAGCGACGCGTCCTGATAGATCACGTTGTCGACCATGATCCAGTCGACGACGCTTGCATCGAGCCCCGCGAGCGCGGCGCGAAGGTGTGGGATGACGACGACCGTGGCCCATTGGTTCGGGAAGCGCTGGATGTCACCGAACGCCCAGCCGTTCTGGCTCTGCGTGTACGGCTCGCCATTCGGCTGGCGCCACAGCAGCGCTTGTGCGTCGGACCACTCGGCGTCAGTGGTGCGGACGCCGCCGGCCTTCACGTAGACGGCGATGGGAACTGTTGAGTTAGCGGCGCGCGCTGCCTTGATCTTCGATGGTCCGGTGCCGTCGCCGAACACGAGGAAGTCGCGGCCCGTTGCGATTGCGGGCACGTCGGCGGTGGGGGCGCTGCCCTTCCAGACGAGGGAGATGTCGGCGCCGGCTGCGAATGCTGGCGAGCCGCACCACTGCGTCAGCGCGAGAAGGATGGGGAGTAAGCGTTTCACGGGAAACCTTTCATTCGGGAAGAGGCAACCTCAACCACCCCCGCGCAAACGCCCGCGCCGGAGTCGCATCGAGCACGCTCGCAACTGTGTTGCTGATCCCATGCTCGAAGCGCGCGCGGTACTCGGTGCCGTCGCCGACTTGCGTCAGGGACCAGCGGTAGCCGCGGGCGCGGAGGATGGGCTCAAGGTAGCGGCGACACGCGTCCACCGACGTCGCCCATTCACACGTGATACCGAGCGAGCCGTAGACCAAGACCCCGTCGAGCACGTACCAGTCTGCGCTGCATCCTCGACACAACTCGTCGAGACACATGACGCCTGGCAAACGCGCGGCCACGGCGCGGTTGATCTCGTCATTCGTCGGTGCCTCACACACGTGGTGGCCGAGGCTCGACTCCGCGCGAAGGTCGCAGCGGTCGCAGATGTAGCGGAGGGTCATAGGCGACTCAGAAGAACGAAGGCCCAGACTGCGAGCCACATCGCGACCGCCACGCCACCAAGGAGGATGTACCCACCATCGCCACCAATGCTCTTCGGCAACCCAGCGGCGGCGCGACAGTCGGCGCACAACTCGAAAAAGCAGATGGAGTCGCGATGGCAGCCATCGCATTTCATCCATGTGTAGTTGAAGCCTTTCACTGCGCCGCCCTCACCACGTCGCATACCGGCCGCGGCGTGCCGTCCGGCCGCGTGAGCCCCTGCCATGGGTACGGATTCGGCAGCGGCCAGTCGTAGAGCGGCCCGAAGTGGATCGCCGCGCATCCCGCGGCTCGCGCCGCCTCGATCTTTGCGCGCGTCACGTCGCACTGCCGCCGCTCGAGCTCGGCGTACGCCGCCGACTCGCGCCGCAGCAGCCGCGCCATCAGATCGCCGTCACCGGGAAATCCCTGCGTCGGCGACGGGCACACCGGCTCGCCCGGAAACGCGTCGCCGATCGTGATCTCGCCGTCCCACCACGTGGGCAGGATCTCGCGCACGCGCCGCACGTTCGGCGCGATGCCCGACGCTGCGCCGAGTGAGTGGATGTCCACGAGATCGAACGCGCCGGAGGCGAGCGCCGTTCGCCCCATCTCCAGTGCTCGCGCCATCACCGATCGCCGCGGCTCTGGCATCGCCGCGATGCGCGCGTTGAATTCGTCGTCGTCCGGATCGTCGTCGAGAAGGCCGTCGAGCGAGTGTCCACCGAGACAGAGCTTGATCTCCGGCGCCTCCGCGTGAATCGCGCTGTCGAGCACGCCGAGTAAGCGCATGTACTCGTCGAGCCCGCCCAGCCACCACGCGGGCGACTGCCATTCGCTCTCGCACTCGATCACCTGTACGCGTCCGCGCACCGCGCGAACCAACGCGTGCGCCCACGCGTCGAGCGCCTTCCACGCTGCGGCATCTTTCGGCGGCGCCGATGCGATCCCGAGGAAACCCGACGCGAATCCAGGCGGGGGCGTGTACGTCGCGGCCGTGTAACTCGCGTGCGCGCACTTCACGACGATCGTGATGTAGTCGAAGCCCGCGGCGCGCCAGCCGTCGAGCTGCTTGGTGAGCCAGCTGAACGAGTAGCGCGGGAACGGCCACCACGACGGCCACACCACGGGCTCGCAGTCCTGCCAGCGGACGTTGGCGAGCTTCACCCTCCGCGCGATGCCGGAAAACGTCGCGGGCGCGATGCGTGGGGCGCCGGCGGGGTCGTTGCCGAATTCCAGGCCGACTCTCACGCGATCCCCCTGAAAAACTCCCACTGCTTCTCCGTCTCACCCTTCGGCCACACGTGCCCACACGCGTGCCAATCCGTCACGACGTCCGCGCCCTGCCCGCGCCACCACGCCGCGGTCTGCTCGATCGGCAGGTGGTTGTACGGGTCGAGCGCGGCAGATCCGACGCCGCCCGCGAAGGGGACGTGATCATCCTGGTAGCCGTGGACCATGCGGACGGCGGGGGCGACGATGCCCGACGCGATGCGATCAGCCGGCGAGCCGCTCAGTCCGTAGACGGGCAGCCGCGAAAACCCACCGCTCACGCAGCCAGCAGCGGACACGACCGCCGGGAACTGCGACACGTACCAGTGCGCGAGCATCGAGCCGTTGGAGAATCCCGACAGAAACACGCGCCCACACTTCCACCGCGGACACGCGTCCCGGATCACCGCATCGACGAACCCAACGTCATCGACGCCCTTGCGCCCCGCCTCGCCGAGCGCGCCGCTGCCGGCGTTCCAGCTCCGGCCGACCCCCTCGGGATAGACCACGACCGCATCACGCCCGACGACGTCATTCCACCCGGTCATCGACGCAAACCCCGCGGGCGTTTGCGCGCCGGCATGTAAAGCGACGACGAGCGCGGGGGGCTTCGCGAGCCGGCGGGGGACGTGGGCGAAGTACGTGCGGGTGCCGAGGGTGATGGTCTTCATGCGATCACCGAATGAATCAGCCAGCCGAACAGCATTGCCACGATCGGATTCAACAGGTTGTATGCGATAACACCCAACTGCTGATAGTCGTTCATTCCGATCTTTGCCGGATCGTAATGATTGGTTGTGTGTCCGATGAAAAAAGACGCACCCGCAGCGGCGCCAAGCCCGATAAGCGGAGCGCCCAACGGAACCGCAAACCACGTCCACAGAGCACGAAACGCCAATGCGTCGAGGACAATCCCAATTGGCAAGACGAGGATGGATACAACGGCCATCACGTTGCGCGCTTCATTTGATAGTTTGGTTTCCATGCTCTCCACCCTACGCGCGCCTCTTGTGCGCGTTTTCCGCGAGCCAGTCCCGCTCGCTCAGCCCGAATCGCTCCGACATCTCGGCGTCCACCTCGCGGAGCGGCATGTCGCGCGGTTCGCCCATCCGCGCCTGGACGTGCGGAGCATCACCCCACGAGCGCCCCGACGTGAGCCCGAGCGATTCGGCCGTGATGGCGAGCGCGTGGTAGCCGGGATGCGCGGCATCCCACACGGCGACGCGATCGACCACGAGGTAGCAGTCCGCGGCGAGGCCCCACTGGTGCCACGACATCCCCGGCAGCGCGTTCGTGACCGGCGGCCCCGACTGCGGACCGACGCTCTCGAGGACGTGCGCGAGGTACTCCGCGCCGGCGGATCGCAGCATCATCACGCGGTCCGAGATCGTCGCGCGCGTGCGGCTCTGGCGGTACAAGCGAGCTTGCTGCCATGGCGTGCGGATCGTGGTCGAGACGCGGAACTCGTGGCCCTGCTCGCGCAGCGCGGTGAGCAGCCGCTCGACGTCGGCGCGGAAGTCGGGATCGAGGAGCGCGGGGTCGCGGAGCTCAGTCATCGCGGCCTCCGGCAATACCGGCACGGCTCATGGGATGCGCCCGGCGCCCCGCATCCCTCGCACTCGATGTATCTCGGCGCCGACGGCGAGGCGTGCCCAGGCGGCGCGACCGCGGACCCGTGCGGCAGGTCGCGCATGGGCGGATCGCCGACGCGCCGCTCCATCGGTGGTGGCGTGTATCCCATCAGCGACTCCGCAGTCGCTCGACCACGATCCCGAGCGAGAGGCCCGCGAGAAAGACGCAGCCGACGAAGGCGACAGAGATCAGCGTGGCGAGCGTGGTCATCGCGGCCGATCTCCGGCGAGAGCGCGGATACGCTCAGCGATCGCCCATGGCGGATCATCACAGGCGTCCTCGGCGACCTGCGCCGCGGCCTCGACCGCCTCCTCCCGCAGCCGCGCCTCCCGCTCGCACCCCGCACACCAGCGCGTGCCGCCCTCGCGCCACGCGATCTCGGCGACGAGGTGGCCGCAGGACATGTGCGTGGGCGGCTGTGGGATATCCCTGAGCCGCGTCACCGTGTGCCCGCGGCACCCCTCACCGCAGCGCCGACACGGCGTGTAGCTCACCCGCCCATCCGGCAGCGGCGTGACCAGCGTGTGGCCGATGCTGTAGCTCACGACACGATCCTCCACGCCGCCAGCGCCCAGAGCGCGGCGACGAGAAGCGCGACAGAAGCTCGACAGGATCGGGGCATGACACGACCTCGACAGGTATTCTACATCATCTCGGGGCGGGCGTTTTCGTCTTCCGGGCGCCTTCCGGATCTCGCCGGCTTACGTAGGGAGCTACTTTTCGAGTCGTCGGATATCGTTGAAATCATTTACAAATTACGGCTCATGTCGATTTTTTCGCGAGACCGCTTGACGCTGGTATATCATGGTGTATCATGTAGTCATCACAGCGCGGGACACACACCGCAGAGGAGAGACGCCATGACGACCTACCGCATCACGAATCGCGCCTCGGGCCTGGACCTCGGCACTTACGACGCCGAAGCGGCGAGCATCACGATCAACCAGCTTCGCTCCGATCGCGACACCCTCCGCGCCCAGCTCACCACCAGCCAGGCGCGCGTGACGGCGCTGGAATCGGCGCTGCGCGATGTCCTTGCAGAATCCGCGGCCCCATCCAACCCATGCGACGCGTCGATGTATCACGCCGTATGCCGGGCCGCCCGCGCCGCGCTGAGCGAGGCTCCCCATGCCGCGCCGTGACCACATCCAGCTCTCCGACGCCGAGCTCGCCGCCTGGGTCGACACGCAGCGCCAGGACGGCGAGAGCCGCGGGCGGTGCGCCGGGCGACTGCTCTGGGAGTACCGAGCGCTGCTCGCCGATCCGGTCGTAGCCGGCGAGACCGCGCGCCTGCGCCAGATTCGGGCGATCCTCGACTCCGACGTCACCGGCCCGCCCGCTGCGTGACCCACGCCCAGCCCCTCCACAGAACCCGCGCCACGCGAGCCAATCCCGCGCGTACGGTGCCTCCCCGCTCACGCACGACCGGTTCGGCGGTGTCGAGCGGGCTCTGTGGGGGAGTCGGGACCACGAGGACAGCGGGCGACGGATCGCGGCGCTCGACGAGGTGCAGGTGCGACGCCTGGCGCACGCGGTCGGCGGGGCGAGCACGGATGCGGCGCGGCTCGGTCACCGACACTCCACCCGTGCCTCTGTGAGCGCCTGTCGCCCCGCCTGCGCCTCGGCCCAATACCGATGCGACGGCGATGCAGCCCCGGGATTCCCGCCCACCAGCAGCCCCGTGGCGGTCTGTGTGGCCTGGTAGAGCAGACACGCGGCGCGCACCGCGTCGGCGCGGCGGGCGTCGACCACGGCGCCGAGCACGTGGCCAGCGAGCCACCAGAGGCAGAGCACCATCGTGATCGCGGCGGCGCGGGAGATGTGGCGGGCCATGGTTGCGAGTCCTGGTGTCAGTCGGCCGAGGATGATCCAGCGGCGGTAGTGCATTTCATGCGGCGCTCACCGAGGAGAAGAGCCCGCGCGTCGAAGCTCTGTCGCCGCCCAGGCAGTGCGGAGAGAGCCACAGCCGCTCCTTGTGGCGGTTCGCGTCGTTGCCTGTGCCCGAGCCCACCGCGCGAGTGGTCCCGTACGCCTTGCTCGCGCTGTAGGCGATCCGCCGCCACGACGCCGGCATCTGCGACTCGTGCTCGTCCTCGTAGCCCGCGAGCACGATGCGGAATCGCGGGTCGTCGCCTTTGCCGAGCGCCCACTCACGCACCGCATGCGCGATCGAATGATCGTCGACCGTGTAGAGATCCTTGGTACGCACATCACCGAGGTAAGGCGGGTCGAGGAAGACACCCACTGTCGTCCCGTAGCTCGTGGCGCCATTCGTGACGACGCGCGCCCAGTCGCCGCAGCACACGCGAACGCGGCGCAAGCGATCCGCGAGCGCGAGGAGATAGGCGTCTCTATCATCCACAGGATCGACGATCGGCTGGTGCGGGCTGTGCCCACCCCCGGCAAGCCTGGGGCGCTTGCGGTTCACGCCCAGCCCCGCGTTGCCCAGGTGGGGGCGCTGGCGGTTCACGCCCTGCCCCGCGCTGCCCAGGTGGGGGCGCTGGCGCACCTCGTCGCCATCACGCACCCACGGACCATTCCCCGAGCACCATCCCGAACCGATCCACGACGCGATGCCCCACACCCACCAACCGGCAACCTTCGCATCGAAAAATTCGGGGTCCGCCTCCATCCCAGCGATGCGAGCCCGGCCCTCATTCACGAGCCAGAGGTGGCGCGCAAAAAGGTCTGTCTCGTTGACGGGCCAATCGCACCACCGCGCGACGTCTTCCGGCGCGTGCTGCAATGCCCTCCAAAAGTTCGCGACGTACGAGTCCGCGTCGTTGACCGTCTCGCATCGTCGCAGGTGATGCTCAGGACGCTCCAGAAGAGCCGCCAGCGATCCGGCGAATGGCTCGATGTAGTTGTCGACGTCGCCGAGCGCGGCCCACACATGGCCAGCCACGCGCCGCTTTCCGCCGAACCAGGGGAACGGTGCCTTCACGACGCGCACCCGCACCCGTCCGCGCTCATCAGATGATCCAGCGGCGGAGGTGCATCTCATGCGGCGGCTTCCATCCACGAGACGAGCGTTCGCATGTCGGTCACGAATCCGGCGGCGCCAGGGTGTCCGCCACCACCAAACCGCTTCGCGAACTCGCCAGCGTGGACGCCCTCGCGCGCGCCGAGCCCGAATTGAACCTTTCCGTCGGCGCGCAGCAGAATTGATGCGGACATGCGCGACGCTGGCTCGCGCTTCAGCAACTCTTCGCGAACATCCGAGAACAAGACCGGTGCCCAGACGGCAGGAACGCGCTCACCATTGAGAAGCAACCAGAACCGCGCATCGCACATTTGCGCAACGTGGCGCTCGTTCGCCCGCAGAATCGAGTATCCGTATTCGGGGACGTCACGCAGATTAAAGCCAGGGAAGCGGTCCCACTCGTCAAAACTCCGGTCGAAGGAACCGGAAAACGCGCGCACGGCGCGCGAATGCGGTAAGGCAAAACGCCACAGGTCCGCGTCCTCGGTGTAGTCCACGATCCATGGGCGCTTTTCTCCTGGGTGAAAGTAGTCCCATGTCATCCCGGCGCCGCTGCGATTCATGTCGAATGTGCAGAACGGCAGCCCCTCAAGCGCCTCGCGCGCTGTCGCGTGGTGGTCCAGAACCAGGAGCGATCGGGCGCTTGCGGCCATTCCTTCGAGCTCCGCCCGTGGCCACGAGAAGTCAGCGATCAGAACATCACGATTCGCAACGTCTGGCGGCGTGTGATCGTAGAGTGCAAACACGACCTCCGGGTTGAGGCCACGGTCAGCGTGCCATCTGCGCGCGACCCACGCAGCCGCAAATCCGTCAGGGCAATTGCCGTGAACGATGATGAGATCGAACGCCTGCGTGTTCATGCCTTCACCCTACGCCTCGCGCCCGGATGCGTTTTCCCGCCACCAGCGCGTGCGCCTGAAGCGCTTCCAACACCGCTCGACGTGCCGCCACTGGTCGTCCCACGCGCTCGGCAACGCGCGCAGGCGCCGGATGCCACGCACGGACGGATCGCCCTCGACGGGCTGACTGGCGCGCCGCTCCTGCGTCGTGCGCGGGTAGTGCAGCCAGTCCTTGATGCGGCTCATGAGCAGCTCACCACGTCGAGCGTGTGCAGTCGCCCACAGGTCGCGCACTTCCGGAGCTTCAGGTCGTACACCTCCAACACCTCGACTCCGCCATCCAGCGCCCCCGGCTTGAGGCCCTTGGCGGGGAGCCACGTCACGAGTCGGCTCGCACCACGAGCGAGCAGCACTTGCCGATGCACTACGCCAGCGCGCGGATGCGGCGCATCGAGGCAGTCCCACAGTTCGAGGCTCACTGGCACCCCGCCGCGCCCTGCGCTTCGAGCGCCGCGCGGGTCACCGGATCGAGCCGCTCCCGCAGCGACCCAAGCCACGGCTGGTAGCCCGCGTCGGTGTGCTGCGTGTAGAGCAGCAGGCCAGCGGCGCAGGCGTCGCGATCCACGCTTACGTACCCGTCGAGCGGCCACGACTGGCCCTGATAGCCCTGCCGACCCTCCTCTTGGAGAGCCACGCGCAGCCCGGTCGCCGATTGCAGGTCGAGCGAGTACGGCACCGAGCGCTCCCACCAGCCGTCTTTGCGCGGCCAGTGCGGCGCCGCGAAGTCGACGAGGTCGGCGATCGCGGCGTAGCCGTCGATCACCTCGTCCGGATCGCCGCTCGCGCCAGCGCTCAGCGAGATGGTGACCTCGAGGCTCGAGCACGCGTCCTTCGCCGCGGACACCAAGCGCCGCGCCTTGTCGCGATTCAGCTCGGAGTCGGCCTCATTCCACAGGTCGGCGAAGGCGATCGCCGGATGCCCGCAGACGCGGGCGGCGAGGTCGCCAATGGCTCGGGCGTGGGCGTCGATGTCGTCGAAGCCGTCCCCGCCGAAGGTGAGGTCGAACTGCATCCCAAGGCTCGCGCCGCCGTCCAGCGCCGCGCTCAGGCGCCCCAGCGGCTCGCTACGGGGCGAGCCGTCCGACCGGTACGCCGAGCCCTCATCGTGCCCGTCCCATCGCCAGTCGGCCCACACGCGCGCTCCGCACACGCCCAGCGAGGCGAGCCATGCGAGGTCGCTCGCGGCGACGGCTGGGTCCGCGCCGATCAGGCCGTAGTCGGACACCATCAGCGAGTACCGCTCGCCCCACGCCGCGGCGCACGGCCGCGTCGGCGGGGGCTGCTCGACCACCAGCGTCCCCACCGTGAGCGCCCGCCGCAGCCCCTCGAGCACCGCATCGGCCACGCGCCGCGTCCCCGCGTCGTTCAGATGCACGCCGTCGTCGGCGAATAGCTCGCGATCGACGCCCCACACGATGCCGGGGTCCACGTAGACCGCACCCCGCTCGGCCGCCAGCGCCGCCAGCGCGCGGTTGTACGCGTCGCGCCGGCCGCGGTAGGTGGGGTCTTTCTCGGCCTGGATGGCGACCACCACCGGCACCGCGCCGCGGCCGCGCACCTCGTCGAGAGCGTCGGCGTAGTGGCTGGCGAAGGTGTCGGGGTCGACCTCGTAATGGAGATCGTTCAGGCCCCAGCGCGTGACCACGATCGCCGCGTCGAGCGGCATGTCGCGCACCTGCTCGATCGCCCGATGCTCGCACCCCGTCGGCGCCACGCTGGTGCACGGCTGGGCACGGTTGGTGTGCCGGTACGCGGGCCAGCCGGCGAGCGCGGCCGCGCCTGCCAGGTGGTCATCGACGCTGGTGGTGCGCCAGTCCACGGGCTCGCTCGAGTCGCTATCGCCGAGGAGCACGAGCTGTCCGTCGCCGATGTCGGCCACGATCTCGACAGCGAAGGAGCGGGCCTCGGGCGTCACCTCGATCACGGGCGCGACGGGTGCGCTCGCCAGCAGCGGCAGGCGGTCCAGGCCGATCGCGTACGCGCCCGCGTCGAGGTAGCGGAATCGGGCGACCCCATCCGCGCCCGTCGGCGCATCCACGCCCGGCGCCAGGATCACGCGGGCCGACGACACAGGAAGGCCCGCGAGCGAGACGGCGATCGTCACGCCCTCGACGACGACGCGCGGCGGGGGCTGGACCGGTGGCGGGGTGACTGGCGGGCTCGGTGGCTCAGCCACGGGGGCGTGAGGGGACGAGCCGCAGCCGGTCAGGCACAGCACTACGAACAGCACCACCCACAGGAGCGCCAGGCCCGCCCAAAATGCCGACTCTGACGCGAGCCAGCGGGCGAGGCGAGACTGGGCAGACGGCTGGCTCATGGGGCAGCATCCTTGGTCGGCGCAGCAGGACTCGAACCTGCAACACCCGGCTCCCAGGGCCGGCGCTCTCCCGATTGAGCTACACGCCGCACGACGTCACCGCGCCTTCGCCTCGATCACCCGCAGGCACCGCTTGCACGTCACCTTCGCGCGCTTCACGGTGCTGCGCTCGGGGCAGTCCTCCCCGCAGACAGCAAAGAACGCGTTGGACTTCGGCACGTAGTGAATGGCCTTGGCTTTTGCTTTCATGCTTCCACCCTACACGTGCGAGGTGTTCACGTTTTCGGCGCTGGCGTGTCGTCGCTCTCGTGCTTCACCAACTCCATGAAGGCACCGATTACCCGCTCGTTCGTTCGCTCCATCGCCGCTCGCATCTCGTCAACCTGCTTCGCGTGATCGTTTCGGATCTCGTCAATCTGCTTCGCGTGCGCATCTTCGCGCTCGTCGAAACGGCGCGTGCGCCACACCAGCAGCGCGCCGATCGCCAGACAGAGCACCGCGAACACCACAGCCACCACGCCCAGCGGGTCGCCACGAAACCAGCCGCTTGCGACCTTGCCAACCTCGATCGCCTTGCCGGCGTCGACGATGACGTCTCCCGCCGCCGTCGCGAGCGGGATCACTTCCGGCCTGCGTTCTGCAAATCCTCGGACGCAGCACGGAGCTTGTCGGCCAGAACGCGAAGGTGCCCATTCGGTTTCACCTTCGGCGCCCGCTTTGCGGCGTCGAGGAGTTGTGTCGTCGCGTCGTCGAGCTCGGCGAGCAGTTCACCGAGCGGTCGGCGCTGGATGGCTTCGACAGCGATCACAAGCCGCCTCGCATCGTCCCGCCGAGCGAGCCGCTCAGCGTGCCCGAGAGCGACGAGCGGCGGGGGCGAGCCCCGCTGGAAACGGCCTCACCGTAGTACGAAATGTTCCCCGAACTGAAAAACGCCACGAGGTTGTCGGTCGCGTCGCCGTCGCCGTCCGCGTCGATGCCTTCGACGACGCCAATCAGCGTCCCCGAGTCAGGGGCGAAATCGAGAGAAGACGATGACCGATCCGAAAACCACGAGCTGTAGGTATTGCCCACAGCGCCGGTCCACGCGTCTCCGTTTGTTCTCCACATGAGGTATTCACTGCCGACCTTGGCGCCACCGCGGAAAGTCTTGCCACTGATGCCCTGGCTTGCGGCGCGATAAGCGGTGTCCGTGCCGTTCCAGGAGATCGCGCAAGCGTGCGTATTGGTGCCGTTGTCGCCGAGGAAAAACCAGATGGAGTTATCCACCCACACCTGACGCGACGTCCACAAAATACCTCCAGAGGCGTCACAATCGATGCTGTTGAATTGGTTTGTGTTCGTCGTTCCGTCGTAGGCGACTCGATAGTTTCCACCGTTTGTCCAGCAGCCGAACCCATAGAGATTCGACGCGACCTTGGCTCCGGAGCAGCGCATCGGAGATGACGTCATCGTCGTTGACAGCGTGCCTGACTCCGAGTCGTACGTGCCCGTCATGGACGTGTTGTAAATCTTGAGCGTCCCGGTCCCGCCCGAAGAAAAGTAGTACCCCGACGTGTACGCCTGATCTCCGGGATCATTCCCGATCGCGCCCGTGAATCCGCCGGTGCCGGTCGTCTCCTCTTTTGAGGTCCATGATCCGGGGCTTGCGATGGTGGATGCCCACGTCCATCGCCCCGCGGATGGGTACGCAGTACCCGATACCACGATAGTCGTCCCATCGCAGTAGAGTGCAGTTGCGTGCCCGTACGAAGAAACGACCGGCGACGGCAGATCAAACGACGTGACTGCCGGAACGCCCGCCGTCCAGGTGATGAGACGCCCGGCACCCGTGTTCGACGTCGCTGACTTCGAGATGCTGACGACGTGCGTCGAGTCGCACGCGACCGTAATACCGTCCGTCCAGGTGGGGCCGGCGCCAGACAGACTCTTGAAGCGCACCTGGTCCGCCGCCCACGCCGGCAGCGGCACCGCGAGCGAGAGCGCGAGGAGGAGGGTGGTGAGGCGGCGCATTAGATGCAGCCAACGAGATGCAAGTTGCACGCGCCAACCGTGACGCCAGTCGGGCAACTCGTCGTGCCGGTCGTGGTCGCGTAGAGATTGGTTACGCCTGTCGTCGGCGAGATCCAACGCGACGAGTCCACCTCGTACGGCGCCGTCGTCGTGCCGCCATACACGCACACGCCAGCGGTGCCGGTCGAGGAGTTGTACTGGATCATGCAAGGATTCGCGCTCACGTTCTGCACAAGCAATCGTTTACACGTGCCGCCCGAGCAGATGCCGGAGAGCGTCGCCGCGGCGTCCGTTTGCGACGAGCCGGGGTCGAAGGCGACGCCGAGGGGGACGGTGGTGCAGTAGTTGCCGGTGCCTTGGGCGGCCTGGGTGGTTTCTTTCGCAGCCGTGTAGGCGGAACTCCCGTCGCTGAGCTGAGCCGGCAACGCGTTCGCTGCGCTCGGCGTGACGCCGTTGATCTTCGTCAGGTCGACCGTGCCGCCGCTGCCGCCGCTTGGCACTGAGCAATACAGCGGGTGATCGGAGTCGTTGCCGTACCAATTCGGGCCGCTTTCGGTGCCGATGGCCATTCGCCCAGCCGGCGCATTGCTGCCGACCATGTTTGCAGTTTCGGCGGCCCGCGCCGTTGTGGCGACGACCACGAGAAGCACAGCCATCCGAATCGCTTTCATCCGACCACCTCCAAGATTGAAATGTTCCCGCTGGAAATCATGCCCGGCTCCGTCGCAAACGCGAGGTCCGCTTCGAGCAGCCCGAAATTCGTCGCGCCCCACGCCGTTGGGTCGTCGAGGTCCAAGCACGAAAGCACTGGCCTCGATTTGCCAGCCCATGCCCAGAGCGCGCGCAGCGTCGCGAGCCCCGCGTCCGCCTCGCTTCCCGTGATCGCGAACGCCTGACGAAACTGCCGCACTTGCTCGCACGCAAACGCGGCACCGAGTTGGCCGCGAACAATCGTCGATGGGTCGATCGCTACGGGCGCGCGCGTGGGTCGCCCAAGCGCGCCAAGCTCGATCTCGCTGCGCACACCAAACACAATCAACGGCGTTTCGATCCCGTCCGCATCCGCGCTCGCGTCATCGACCGTGTAACTCCAGTTCGTCCCGCTTTTCCCGCCCGTCACCGCGGCAATCCACACGTTCGCGGGATCGGACTTCGCCAGCGTCGCGACGAGCGTCCGGCCGGGCGCCGACTGGTGACGAAAGTAGAACTTCGGCTCCGCGCTGTCGCTGTAGTTCGCGCCGATCACCGCGACGTAATCCACAACCACCGCGCCGCCGAGCGTGAAGTTACACGACTTCGTCGTTGCCCCCGCAGTCGCCTTCCACGAGCGGCCGAGAGATGCGCCACCACGCAGCACGGCGTTTTCCGCGAGCGCGTCCGGCGACTGCTCGCTCGTCGGGGCTGACACGGTAGCCGACTCCGACGCGGGGTTGTAGGCGAATACCCACTTCATACGCCATCGACCTTTACATCATCGCGACCCGCATCGCGGAGCATGCACTCTGCCTGCGCTTCCGAAAGCTCGAAGGCGCCCATCAATGCCGAAATATCATGAATCAGCCTGTCGCGCTGGCTCTGCGCTTCACGAATCGCTTGCATGATCCGAGCGCTTTGCTCTTTCGGATCGCCCGCACACTCGCGAGCGATCTTATGCAGAATCGTTTCCTTTGTCATCCGCACCTCACAACCGATAGTTGCATGTAAGACGGCGTAATCGTCGACCCCGGGTTGATGGGGTTGAAGACTTCGATCGCGACCGAGTCTCCACTTGAAAGTTCGACGACACCATGAATCGCGACCGTTCCACCCACAATGGTTGCATCGAGACCGATTGCGGCGCCGAGCGATGGATCGATCGACGGATTGCTTGGGTTGTCGGCGTAGATCATCACGCGAAAAAGATAGACCTCGCTCGCATCACCCCGAAGCGCTCCCGTAAAGTGGACCTGATACAAGCCGCTTTGAGTGATGTCAATCTGATTGCTCGCCGCGTTCGCTGTGGCATTGTACTCCAGTCCGTCCGTGTCAAATCCAGCGCCAGAACGTGAGCGTCGACAGCCCGGTCTCCGGGTCGTGGTCGAACCCGATGCACATCGCGTTCGATCCGCGGGAGATCAGTCGCCGCACGTCGGGATCGCGACGCGATGCGATGTAGCCGGATTGGATCGTGTCGCCGGCAACAACGCTGAGCTGCGCGTCAAGATCGTCCGTCGACGGGTCGTCACCGGGCTCGAATGCGCTCACGGTCGCGCTGTACGTGTGGCTCGGGAGACCTGCGACGTCGAGCGCTTCGGCGATGCACGAGCGCATGTCGTCTTTCTCGTGAAGCCACGCGAACTCAATCGACGTCGAAACCTTTACACCGTCGTTCGCTTCGATTGCCGCAGCGTTCTTGACCTCGGCCACCGTGACGCGCCCGGACTCGTCGTCGTACGGGAATCCCTGCTGCGTCACACCGCTCGCCGCGTTGAAGTACGGTCCCCAATCGTTCGTCGCGACGGACATACTGCCCGCGACGCATCGCGCCTCGTCGAATTGAAACACGGCAGGCGGTGGCGCCGTCACGCTGTTGCGCTTCCACGTGACCTTCCCGTCTCGCTCGTACGAGAGAAGCCGCGCATCTTGGCAGAGCGCCGCGTAGGCCGTCTCGACGCTCTCACCGCTCGTCAGGTAGCGACGAGCGCGGGCGGTGCCCTCGTCTTGCAGCGCGATCGCGGTGTCGAGGTCGATCTTGGATGGCGGCACGCGTGCGTGATCGACGAGGAGGCGGATGATCGACGACATCGCACGATGATGGTCTGGAGATGCGCCCGCGGCCTGGAAGGCGTCCATCACCTCGGTGTTATCCGTGCGCGCGCCGCCGGCTTGGGTCAAAATCTTGAAACGTAACGGGTCGAACTCCCACGTATCGTCGTTTCGTATCACGCGCATCCACGCGTTTAGAATGTCGACGCGAAGATCAAAGGTTCCAAACAACCCGCCCGGGCCGCCCGGCGCGTGCCACGTGATGAGATTCGGCACGACGTCGTCACCGTCGCGGCGGATGTAGTACGCCTCGCCCTCGGCGATTGTGGTCTTCACGTCGATGAACGTGCGCGGAAACTTGATCGGCACCTCGTTGCCGCCCTCGTCGGTTGTCGACTGCGGAGGCTGCGTGTCGATCAGGATGACGTCGTTGTTGCCCGTCGTGATCGAGCGGAGCGCGTCGCCGTCGATGTTCGCGAGGTCTTCGTAGGCGTACTTGCAAAGGTTTCCGTTCGCTTGCATCCAGTCGTAGACCATGCACGGCACGAAGTATTTCTGCTCGCGGTACTGACCGAAGAACACAGGGATCGTCGCGCCCTCATCGGGATTGCTGATAGTCGACGGCGCTTCACCCGCGTCCACATCTTCCGGCGCGATCCAAAGCAGCACGGTTCCCGACGAGGGGACCGTCGTCGTCACCTGCTTCGTGTAGATGATGACGAGGTCGGCATCACGCGCAACTACGGTGAACGTTGTCGACCCCGCATCGAGACCCGACACCGGGAAAGGGCCGAGCGGCCACGCGCCGGCATACGCAAACGAACGCGCGAAGCCGTGGTTCGTTGCAATCCCAATGCGCGCGATCTGGTCGGCCGTCGCGCCGTCCTCGGCATCGAGCGTGAGCGCGACGACGGGCGGCGGCTCAAGATTCGGGAAGGTGTCGAGGTTGAGCGTTTCCCTCCCGCCGACCGTTTTCTCCGGCAGGAAGTACCCGAGGATCGACGTACACGAGAACGTCACGCGCGTCCCATCCGCCTGCACGCCGCGCTTGTCGAGCACATAGCCCGAGAACATCACCGCGCCCAGCGTGCCGCGCGTCTCGCGATAGACCGTCACCTCCGCGCCGGCGAACTGGTCCTCATAGAGGTGGTCTGCGATCCACCAGTCCGCATTCGCCGCAACGAGGTCGCACTGGCCGTAGACGTTGACGCGCGAGAGCGGCGTCGAGATGCCGCCCGAGATGTGCGGGGCTTGCAGCGACGACGGGCGGAAGTGCACGGCGCCGATGCCATCCACCTGCGCCGTGAAGCCGCGCAGGCTCGACGTCATGCCGTAGTGGCTGCCCTCGCGCGTGACGAGCAGCGCGGCCCAGCCGCGGCCTGGCTTAGCCACGGCGCGCTCGCGCGTGAACGACGGGGTGAGCCTGGTAGCGACCGCCCGGCATCGAGCCGTAGCCGTTCGCCATGTCGCGTTCAAGACGCACCAGCGCCTTGTCAATGAGCGCTTCCTCACGGATCGGCACCAGTGCCCATCCCGCAGCGACGGACGCGCCTGACGCCGCCTGGGGCGCCCTGGACGCGCCAGCGCTCGACGCGTACGACGCCATCGGCGACGACTGGATGCGCGCCACGTCGGCGCCGGAAAGCGTGGCACCGTGCATGAGGCGCGAGGTCAGGTCGGCGGGCAGGACGAGCTCGCCGGCTTCGAGCACGCGTAGCGCTTCGGTGCCGGGGGCGCCGGGGATCAGTTCCCCGGAGTGGCTGGTGCACACGTCAGCGCAGACCGTGCCGCTCGCGGGGATGCTGCCATCGGTGACGACGTGGAAGGTGATCGTTTTGTCGGTCGGAAGCTCGCTGATCGCGGTGTTCAGCATCTCGACGGCGCCGCGGGCGAAGTCGAACGAGCCCGCCCAGTCGCCGGTAGCGCCTGCGATCGCGAGCGTCATGTCGTCGAGCGTCTGGCGCAGCACGCGTCCCAAGAGGTCGTTGATGGCGCTCAGGCTGGTCTCGTCGTCGGGGGTGCCGTAGATCGGCTGGATCGCGGCGAGCATCTCGGCCGAGCGCGTGACCACTTCCGACGAGAGCGCCGTCGTCGCCGTCGTCCCCTCGACGACCGCAGCCGCGTACGCCTTCGCCGCCTCGGTGATCGCTTCCCAGCTCTTCACCGTCTCGGGCGGCACGGGCGCTGGGGGAGGCGCGGCCGTGGCGGCGCTGGTGTCTGGGCCGGTGGCTCCGACGCTATCGGGGTTCGATGGCGAGCCGTCCGGGTTTTCCGGTGGCTTCACCTCGGGCGCCACCTCGGGCGGATTGTCCTCGACGTCCTTCTTCCACTGGTCATAGATGCCGAGCGCTTCGTCGAGCTGCTCCTTGGTGACCTCAGGTAATGCCGAGAGCCCGATCACGAACGCGTCGCCCGTCTGCTCGCCGATCATCGCGAGGAGGCTTTGGATCGACGACTGAACGGCGGGATCGCCAAGCACCTCCTCGGGGATCTGCGCGAGTTGCTCGAACACCGCCTGGACGTCGCTCGGGTCGATGACGCCGTCGGCCGTGATCGTGTCCCACATGCCGCCGATCGCTGACGTCGCATCCTTCACGAGCTGCTCACCGAACGACGTCAACTCCTTCGTGATCTTCCCGTCGGCGTCTTTCACCTCGCGGTACATCTGCCCCGCGAACTGCTTCATGCGGTCGGTCACTTCCTTGAGCGACGAGAGCGGTGCGCCGGAGAGCGCGCCGATCGCGCGCCCGAGGTCATCCACACTCAGGATCGCCTCGCGCACCGCGGCTGGTATCGGCGGGTCGATAGAGTCGACAAGCTCCCGGATCGACATGTGCGCGCCCACGGCCATCTGCGCGAACGAGTCGTGAAGCGCCTGCACGACGGCGTCGCTCTTGAGCAGCTCGGGCGAGATCAGGGATGCGGCGGTGCCAAGCGCCTGGACGGATTCGGCGGAGTAGTCGAGCTTCGCCGCCGTCGCGACCACGTCACCGAGGGCGGTAACGACCTTCTGCTCGAGGAGCTGCGCGGTGCCGTCGGCGACGTTGCCGAAGCTCTCCATGTCCGAAGACGCTTCACGAATCGCTGTGCCGGCGTCGCCCGAGATCGCGAGCACTACATCCGAGAGTTGGTCGCGGAAGTGCTCGATCGGAACCCTGAGCGCGTCGAGGCCGTTTTCGATCATGCCGAGCGCGACGGTGGCGTTGTTGCCTGTCGCCGCGAGCACGTCGTCGAGATCCCCGATGTGAACCTTCTTGCCGTTCACCTTTCCGATTTGCGCGGAGATGTTGTCGAACAACGCGTTCATATCCACGCCCGCGTTGATGAGCGCGTCGCGCAGCGCATCGAACGATCGCTTCAGCTCCGCGCTCGTGCCGAGACTCGCGTCGATGCGCTTGAGCGCCTTCTCGATTTCCTCGGCGCTCTTGCCGGCGGCCTGCATCATGCCGACGAAGGCGACGGCCCACTCCTCGGCGAACTTGGTGGCCTTGTCGCCCACGAGGCCGAGACCTGCGGCGATGGCCGTGCCGGCGGCAATGGAAGCGTTCTCGATGCTGTCGTAGAGAGCGGGCGCGATCGCGGGATAGAGCGCGTGCATCACGTCGTCCACGCTGCTGTGGATGAGCTGGGCGCCGCGCTCTCTCATGTCTTGGTAGAAGCCGTCGCTGAATTGATAGCTCGAGTCGGACCCGAGAGCTTTCCACGCTTCGGCGACCTGGGCGCCCATCTTCTTTGGCGCTTGAACCATCAATTTCTCGAGCCCGGCGCCGAGGTAGAGGTCTACCGCTTGCAACCCGACATCAATGGCCGAGCGAATCTGATCGTTCTCGAACGACTTACGCAGCATCTTGGATAGACTGCGCGCGATCTGCTGAACGATCGTCGGACCTTCAAAGGCTCCGAACGCTGCGGCAATTGCAACGCCGATACCGGCAACTCCAGCGACTGCTGCGGCCACGACGCCAGCCGCTCCGAGCGCGCCGCCGACTGCGCCGGCAGCACTCGTCGGCAGTAGCGATAGGATCGAGTCCGCCATCGACGTAACGAGCGCCTCTCCCCCACCCATGCCGAGGGCCGCCGCCTCACTCGTGATGCCCGGAGAGATCGCATTCGCGAGGCTGCCCGCAATTGACGATCCCGCCTTGCTAATCGGGCCGAGAATTCCGCTCAGGATGCTCGATCCGGCCGCTTGCCCGACGCCGCTTCCAATCGACGATGCTCCGGGAATGAGGCTTGAGAGCATGCTTGTGAACAGACTCTTCACGCTCGGCAGGAGTACGGCCTTCAGCTCATCCAACGCCTCCTTCGCGAAGTCCGCCGCGAGCTGCTTGCCGGCCTCCTTCCATGAAAGCTGCCCACCGAGCAGCGCGAGCCCGAGATCGAGCGACACCTCCGCGAGATGCCCCGCAAGGTCGTCGATGATCTGGTCCATCTTCGAGAGCTGCGCGCCAGCCTTGGCCGCTGCCGCACCGGCCTTCGAGATCTCCTGCGCCGCGCGCTCCTCCGCTTCCATCAGGAGCTTGTCGGCTTCTGCCGCGCTGATGGTGACGCCGCGCTTCGCCTCGATCTCCTCGCGCTCTGCCTTCAGGCGCTCGCCAATGTCGACGAGCGTCTTGGTGTAAAGCTCGCCCACGTCCTTCGCGCTCGCCATCGAGAGCGCGTCCTGGTCGCGCGCGATGGTCAGATCGGCCGTGTACTTCGAGAGATCCTGCGCGGCCTTGATCTGCTCGGCGCCGATCTTCGCGAGCGTACCGGCCGCCCCCTGCGCCGTTGTGACGTACTGGCGAAGCGCCTCGGTGCGCATGTTCTGCACCTCGGCATCGCTCTTGCCCGCCTTGGCCGCGGCATCGGCCGCGGTGATGGACCTTTCGTAAGCCTCGCGTGCGGCGGCCATGGTGACGATGTAGGCGTCTTGGACGCGCTGCATGTCGCCCGTGGCGGCAGCGAGTTCGAGTTGGGATTGTGCGTACTCGGTGGCCTTGTCGGCGGAGTCGGCGAGGGATTTGGCTTCCTCGGCGAGCTTCTTGGCGGCCTTCTTGGCGGCGTCGCCCGTCGAAGCAATCACGGGCGCGGCCTTTCCATGCGCCTTAGCCGCCTCCAGCGCCGCCCGCGCCTCGTCATCCGTCACGCGCTGAAGGTCTGCGAGCGAAAGCGTTGCCTTCTTGGTCGGATCGAGCGTCGCCGCGATCTTGCTGCGCACGACGCCGAGCTGCGCTTGGAGCGCGTTGTAGTGCTGGCCCGCGTAGTCAGCCGAGTCGCCCAGCTCTTTCGTGAGCGGGTGAAAGAGCCGAAACACCTTGGCCGCATCCTCCGTCTCAGCGACGAGGCGCTTTTCTTCCTCCACAAGCGCCGCGAAGCTCTGCTTCGCGGGTCCAGAAATTCCCGCCATCACGTCGCCGATGAAGCCAAGCGCCTCGGTGACGCTCTTCACGATCGGCAGCAGGCTTTTCATTCCATCGCGCAGGCCCTCGACGAACGCGCGCACGTCTTGCTTCAGCAGCTCACGGTTCGCCTTGATCCACTCGTTCGCCTCGCGAACGATGTCCGCAGCGACCGGCATCAGCTCCTTGCCGATGCTCGCGCCAAGCCCGCTCACGCGGTTGCTCAGCTCGTCCATGGCGTCGTCGAGCTTGGCCACGGCCTGTTGTTCAACGACGTTGAAGCTGTTGCCCATCTCGGACGCCGCGCGGCTTGCCTCGTCGAGCGACTTCGCGCCGTCCTTGAAGATGACCGGGATTTTCGATCCGGCTCTCCCGAATGCGTCTTGCGCAATCGAAGCCCTGCCGTAGCCCTCCGTCATCCCCGCGAGCGAGTCGACCGCGATTCGGAATGCCTGCTCCGTCGATAGCGTTCCGTCCTTGAGCTTGCTGATGTCGATCCCGAGCGCGCTCACCGTCGCGATGGCCTTGTCACCACCCGCCATCGCCTCGCCCAGCACGTTCGAGAACTGGCGAAGCGCCGTGTTGAGATCCGAGGCTTCGAGGTTGTTGTCCTTGAACGCCTGCTTCATCCCGGCGAGCGTCTCGACGGCAACACCGTATTGAGACGAGAGCCGGTTCAACTCATCGCCCTGCTCGACGGTGCGAACGGTGAGCGCAACCGCGGCAGCCTCGGCAGCGGCCATCGCGCCGGCCACGGCAACGACGGCTTTCGACACGAGACCGAACGCGATTTGCGCACCGGACCAGACCTCTTTCGCATCCTTCGCGATGCGCGCGTTTCGCTCCTGAGCGTCGGCGAGACGCTGCTCTTCAGCCGCGAGCGCCCGCGCCGCCTGCTCCGCCTTGTCCTGCTCGATGGCCAGCCGCGCCGTCGCTTCCCACGCGTTCTGTGCGGCGAGCGCCGACGCCTGCTCCGCCTTGTCCTGCTCGATGGCCAGCCGCGCCGTCGCTTCCCACGCGTTCTGTGCGGCGAGCGCCGACGCCTGCTCCTCTTGCGCAAGCTGCGCGATTCCCTCAGCAGCCTGAATGGCGCGCCCACGTACCGTAGCGAGCGCGGTATCGTGCTGGCGCTGCGCTGCCTCGAGCTGCAACGTCGTGCGTTCGAGCAACACCTCCTCGTCAACGAGACCGCGCTGCGATTCGGCTTGACGCTGAATCTCTGCCCGCACTGCCGCGAATCGCTCTTCGAGGAGCTGCTCTGCGCGAGACAAGTCCTCCGCGACCTGCACGCCGCTATCCGCGCCCTTGAGCGCGGATGTGAGCATGTTGACCTCATCGGCGATGGCGCCGAACTTGAGCGCTTGGATCTGGGCTTGCGCAGCCTGGGTCGCCTTGGCGAAATCCTCGATCTGCTTGCCAAGCCCCGCGAGCCCCGTGTTTTTGGTCTGCGCCTCGATCTTCTGCAGCTCCCCCGTGATGAGCTTCGACGCCGCGCCCATGTCGGCGCGGAGCTGGTCCTGCGCGAGCTTGAGCTCGAACAGGGCTTCGGCGGCAGCGAGTTGGTCAGCCACGGGGCGCTTTCTTCTTTCGCGTGACCTTCGTGGGCAACATCAGCTTGGGCGCGTCCTCGGTCGGCTTCGCGGTCTTGCCCGGCACCGGCGTCGCCACGCGCGCGCGCAGCGCTTGCCGCTGGAGTCGGCGACTCAGCCGCTTGCGGCCGCCATCGTCCATGTGCGGCGTCGATGCTGCGGTCATCATGTTCAGCGTCCGCTCCGCCTCGATGCCCTTGTACGCGTCGATGTAAGCAATCGCCTGGCGCAGCGTTAGGCGGCCGATTTCCGGATGCGTCCAGCCGAAGCACGCGGCGAGGCGGGCTCGAACTCCATCGGGGAAGATTCGGTGATCGCCTCCTGCTTCTGGGCGGGCTGGCTCTTCATCCCCATCCCGCCCTCGAAAGGGTCCACGAACGCCAGCGGCAGCAACTCCGAGAAGAGCGCTGCAAGACGGCGCGGGCGCATGTTTGCGATCGCATCACCCGGCACCGTGGGGACAACGCAAGAGATGAACGTCGCGATGTCCGCGATGCGCTCAGCGTCGAGCTTGTGCGGCATGCGCAGGCGGGGCATTACGTCTTCCCAAGCCTCGATGCGTTCGAGCGGGATGTCCCACTGACACCATACGTCGTGCGTCTCGCCGCCGATCTCGATGCTTCCGCTCGGGACAGGTGTTGCGGTGCTGTACTTGGGCACGGGAAACCTCGCGGCGGCCGACGCCTCACGGGCCGGCCGCCGCATGGAAAGTCATCAGGAGATCGAGCCGTCCGCGTCCTCGTCGCCGATCACGCCGAGCGCGGGTTGTCCATCCGGGTCGAGATCGTCCTCCGAGGGGAAGACGTCCCACGTCGCCTCGAACACGCGCTGATTGTTCAGCGAGTACTCCACGGTCGGCGCCGAGTCGGTGGCCACCGCCTTGAAGAATCGGACCCACCGGCTTGCATCGGTGGTCGGCCCGCTACCATCGGCGGGCTTGATGAGCAGCGACTTGGCGACCGTGAGCAGATCGAGGCCGATGTTCTGCGAGAGCACGAGCTTTCGCTTGGTCGGGTCGATCGTGTCCGTCTCGATCGCGGTCCCGGGCAGAAAGCTCCGGTACGTTTCGAGCACGTCCTCGGTGAGCATCGCCTTGACGGTGATGCCGCGGCCGGTGATGACCTTCTTGACCGGCGTGGTGCCGCGCTGGTCCACCTGTAGCGCGAGCGTGGTGGTCGTCGGCGTCCACGAAATTCCACCCATCGTGTAGCCGAGCGTGGTCTCCGAGCCCTCCGGCCCGAAGTAGATGAAGGCGGGTTCCGCCATCACGTTTGCAACGTCGAGAAGCGACATGTTCTTACTCCTTCGCCCGGCCCAACCGGGCAGCTCCCGGGCGGCCTATCCGCTCGGTTGGACTCAAATTCATGAAGGCAGCGCCTTGACGCGCGCCTGCAACATCCGGCGAGCGATGAGTGGGTCTGGATCCCACATGCGCTGAGAGTTCGTGACACGTGAAACGGGGATGCGCCAGCCTGTGGCGTCGAACCCGCCGTTGATGACGGCGCGCACCGCGGCTTCAAGTGTCATGAGGACATCTGCATCACGCCCCCACAGGTCGATTTGCATCTCGATCCACGACCCGGAGAATGGCCCTTGATCGAACGAGCGTTCTTCGCTGCTCACTTCCCACAGCGTCACACACGGGAAATCCACATCCGTAAGCCCACGCGGTAACCACCCCTGATGCACGCGGGTCGAGACGATCGACGTCACGGCCGACGCTGCAAGCAGCTTCGTGCGCAGCCCCGCGTAGATCTCCTTCCGATCCGCCATCACTTCACCAAGAATCCGCTCGCCTTCGCGAAGCGCTCTTTCATCGCTGCCCACTCGCGCGTGACGGTGGGGCGCATCCAGGGGCGAGGAGCGATCTGAGACGTACCGAACTCCAGGATCTTTCCTTGCGGTGCGTTCGTCCCAACCATCAGCGTCGACTCGTCCGCGTTGCGCTCAAGGCTTGAGGCGACCCTCTTTTTCAAGTCACCCGTTCGCACCGCGGGCGCCTCTCCCGGCGCCGACGCCTGATAGTCTTTCTTCGTGCCCGGCACGCGATACCAGCGCCCGTGCCGCTGGCCTGAAAGCGTGATGCGCAGCGCGCCCCGGAGGTGCTCGCCCGCAGCCCACAGCCCCTTCTCGCCGCGCGTCATCGCCCAGCGAAACACCTCCGGGTTGATCCTCACGCTCGCCATCACACGCGCCGATCCAGCGTGAGCGCCGCTTTCCAGTGCGTGCCCATGCCTGACTCGTCATCGACTTCGAGCGCCTCGTAGTTCACGCCGTCGATCACGACGCGATCGTTCTTTCGCAGGTCGAGCGGTTGATTCGCGTACATCACCCACTCGCCGTTGGTGACACGACCCGCTTCCATGATCTTCTGACCGTCGCGGCGCGGCTGAAACGCACAATCGAACGTCGCGACCGGCGACCCCGGAAAGCTCGTGTCCTGCGCGCCCGTCGATCGCGGCGTGTGCGTCGGCCGGTAGTTCGCGGCCGAGTGGTCCAACATCTCATCCGAGATCATCGGATGCCCCCGCCGCGCTTCCACGCGTCGACGATCGCTTGCATCTGCGGCATGCGCCGATCGAAAGCGGTTTGATACGTGACGCTGTGATCTCCGATCGATTCACTCGACTTGCCGCCGGCCTTGCCGGTGTTGATGACCGTCCACACGTCGTTCGCGAGCACGAGCTTGAGGTCGCCCGGTTCGGTCGCATATCCAGCCGTGTAGTCGACGCGCACGTTCGCCACGCCATCACCAAAGCGCGCGCCGCGCCGCTCCTCCGGCCAGTTGCCAATCCCACCGCTCAACTCGATTCGCCCTTGCGGCTTAAAGACGTGGTAACTCGTCGCTGGTACGAGCGTGCTGTCGTCGAACACGCGATCGAGCGAATCCCACACTGCGGTTACGGTGATCACGGGGCGGTGCCGTAGCTGTAGCATCTGCGCGCCGCGCCCGTTGTACTGCTCGCTGTAGCTTGCATCCTCGATGGCGCGCCCAATCTCCGCCTCGATCCCCGATTGCACGACGGGAATCAGCGCTGCGATTTGCGTGTCCCATGTGGTCGCGGACACACCGAGCAGCGCTTTCAAATCGGAAGTAGTCAGCCACGCCATGGTTTCGTCTCATTCATCGAGAAAAGGGGCTGCATCGCTGGTTGGAGGCTCCGTTGGGTATCTAGTGGAACGTCCTCGCGTCTCGCGATGCAGCCCCGTCACTCGTTACGTCACCCGGTGAAAGAGATGTCCGTCAGCTTGCGCATGGCGCCCGTGAAGACGGTCTTTCCGTCGAGGCGCATGCACGCCTTGATCCACACCTGATTTTTCTTCCAGGGCGTGTCGCCCTGGGTGTTCTGCATGATCTCCAGCTCCTTGCGAGTGCCCACCTGGTAGGTCTTGTTGAGCACGCCGAAGAGCGCGGAGGTCGGCGAGCTGACGCTGCCGTCGCCTTCGATGTCGGGCAGCTCGATCGCGCGGTAGCCGAAAAGGCGCGGGGTTCCGTCGCCGCTCATGGCTTCCGTGAAAATCGGCACACCGGTCGTCGAAATCAGGCCGGCACAGATCCGGTAGAAATCGTTGTTCGCGATGAACACCGCGCGGTCGCGCTTGCGGTACTGCTGCGGCAACGAGAACACGAAGTTGGAGATGTCGCGGTACTGGAGATCCGTGTCGGCCTGCGCGATGCTGGTGAAGCTGTCGCTGTACAGGATGCCGCGGGGCTTGCCGCTGCCGTTTCCGGTCGTGAACGCTTCCTGCTTCGCGAGCAGCATCGACTCGGAAAGCAGCTCGCCCACGATGACTTCGAGGTCGGTTCGCGAGTCGGCGACCACTTCGAGAGACGCAGCCGCGTACACGTCGAGCGAGTGCGGCGTCATCGTGACGTTTCCGAACGTCGGCTCGCTGTTGCTGATGACCGCGTTTTCCGAGCGCCACGCTGCGGTTGGCTTCCCGGTGACGGTCGGCCAATCGCTCGTCTTGTCCGTGAGCGGAACGTTTTTGCAGGACATCTCGAAATCCGAGATGTTTTCCTCGTCGACGATCAGGTCATCGTAGAAGGCGGTCTTGGTGAGGTAACCGCCCTCGCTTCCCGTGCCCTCCGACAGGTCGCGCGCGAGCGCGTCGAAGTTGATGTCCCGGCACTTCGGATGACCGGGGCCGAGCATCACGCAGCGCAGGAAGAGGTTGTTCGCCTTCTTTCGCTCCGCGCGGATGGCGCCCGCGTCCGTGTGCTGGATGAGGTTGAGGTTGACGCCGTAGAGCGGGCTGGTCTTGCGCGCTGCGGCGTCCCGCTTGTCGAGGACGTCGCCGAGAATGCGAGCCAACTGCTCCTCATTCGCACGCGCGATGACTTCTCGCGCTTCGGCGTCGAGGTTGGGGGTTTCAATTGCGCTCATGGTTGTGCTCCTGCGTCAGGCGCGAAGCCTGACGACGCCCGCACGACGATCGAGCTCTCGATCGAAGATGCGAGCGAGTCGCGCTTCCGGTGATTCGGTCGGCGCGGGTGTGGATGTTGATGCCGGGGGTTGTGGCTCCTCGACGACGCGCGCCGGAGTCGCGGTCGCTTCTCGGGAGGGCTGTGCTGGCTGTGCGTTGTGGATCACCTCGACGAGGTCGCCGAACGCAGCGGTGATCTCGGTGCGCAAGTCGTCGCGCACTTGGTCGATCTTGGCGCTCATCTGCCCGACCATTTCGACGAGCACAATTTGCGGCTCGGGAGCTTCGGGCGGTTCCGGAGCATCCGAAACCTTTGCAAGCTCAGAGAACACGCGCGACTCGAGGGCGTAAAAGCTCTCCTCAATGCGCGTCATGCGCTGCACGACGTCGAGCAGGGTGTCCTCGACGGACATCGCGCGGGCCTCGGTCGCGGCCGGATCGCTCGGCACCTCGGATCGCACTTCGATCGGCGCATCGCTCGGCCACTCGCCCCACCCGCGGTCCTCGATTGCGGGCGTGGTGAACTGCGATGACGCGAGGTGACGCACCTCGGCGGGCGCGTCGGCCAAGCGCATCGCGTTCGCCATCGCGCTCTCGAATGCAGCCTCACCACGCTCGATCTCGGCAACGAACTGCTCGGCGAGCGGAGCGGACAGGCTTCGACGGGCACGCTCGGCCAGCGCGTTCTTGTCGCTGCCGATCAGAACGATTGAGCCTTCGAGCATGTTCGACTCGGTGATTTCGAGAGCGCCAGGACGCGCAACCGTCGTCATGCCGCTCGGGAGGCGAATACCGGATCGCAGCGCAATGGCTTGCAAAGTTTCCCAGCCGAAGCTCGACATGTTGAGGAACTGATCGCGAAGCATGAGATACACGCTCTCGGCGAAATCGTTCCGCTGCGCGTCGCCCGCAAACTTCACGCGCATTCGCGTTTTGCCCTCGTCGACGAACTTGCGAACAGCGAGCGCGCGACCGACGGGGAGCCCGCTGTACCCATCCATCGGGCGATACACGTGGCACCAAGGCACGACCGGGTTCTGTTGGTAGTCCGCAGTGCGAACGCCAGCGGTGCGGATCACGTGTCCGTCGCGCGCCTGGTTCTCGGACTGGATGACAAACTCCAGGACGCGATCGGCGTCGCTCACAACGCGGACACCGATGTCCGTGATTTGCCGCCGAAACAGGGATCGCTCGCTCATACTCAATCTCCCGCGAATACCGGCGCCATCACGCATCGGCAGTTCACGATTTGCGCCGGCCCGGCACTCGGGTCTCCGGGTGCTGACAGCCCCGGCGCGAACTCGTCGTTGACGCCGACGATCATTCCGTCAAGCGCTTCGTGCTCATCGCGCACGCGATCATCGCGGCTCGAAATCCACTGCTTACGATCCACAATCCCCGTCGTCTCGGGATCGGTCCACGCCGTGAGCTGACCGTGGTTGCTCGCGGTGGTGGTCTCCGTGCGAGCGATCATGAATCGGCGCGAGCGGTCTAGCTCGTCGTACACATCGCCCATCGACTGGACGATTTCGTCGATCGTCTGTCCACCCTCGACGCCGAAGGAGATCACGCGTGCGAGTTTCGATCGCGTGGTTTTGTTGATGTCGTCAGCCGCTTCGAGCCCGTGCTTTCGCAGCCATTCGGCGGCGCGCGGGTCGTTCACGTCCCACGAGACGTTGACTTGATCGGCGCCGAGACGCGCACCCGAGTTGAACGCGTTCGCGTGGTACGGGCGCATGCCCATCATCAGCGAATTGTTCTCGCTCGACACGTCCCACGCGTCGTGGAGCAAGTCGTCACCAGGAGCGCGGACGCCGCGGCGCCGAATGTCGGCGACCACCTTGCGCCGCTTCCAGCCGGCGTATCGGTCGAGCTCGCGCTGCGCTACGGCGCGCGCCTTCGAGAGCACGCGCTCCCGCTGCTTCGCGAATACGGCGACGAGACCGCGTGCGAACGTCCGCTCAAGCGAGTCAAGGCGCGGCAGCGCGCGGTGCCAGTACGCCGAGCGCGCATCGCTCGTGGGCAGCAAGATCCGCGTGTGCGGGCGCACGATCCGCGAGCGGGGCGCTTCGGCCGTCGCATCCGTTGCGGGAGTTTCCGCCGCCACATCCGGAACGTCGCTGCTCGTAGGCGCTGGCGCACTCGGCTGCGAATACGCCGCGATCCCCTGCGCCACCTCACCGAGCGGAGCGAGCCCAACCGGAACGAGCGGCACATCGCCGCCCTCGATTGGCTCTTTGCCCTCGTCCTCGCGCAGCTCGTTCCGCGTGAGCACGCCGATCTCGACGTACGTTCGCGCCTTCTGTAGGTCGAACTCGCGATCGCGCGGCACAAGGTCTTTCGGCGGTCGCACTTCCAGCCGCACGCCATTGCGCGCGTTCTCCGGGTAGTCGATCTCCGCGACTTGGTGCGTCAGCGTCGCGGCGATCAGCTCGGCGCGTGGCTCTACCGTGTCTTGCGCCCACACGTAGTCCATCGCGTCAGCGTTCGCGCGGACAATCCCGTCGACATAGCCGGCGCGCATCCTATTAAAGCCCATCATCTCGAAAGACTCGTCGCGACTCTCCGCAGCAAGGTCCGTAAACTGCATCTCGCGAAGCGAGTGCGTGAGCTGCGTGACCGCCGTGCCCTTGGGGAGGATCATCGGCTTGCCCCAATTGCGACGGCCGCCGTGGTGGATGCGAATCAGCGCCTCAATTTCTTCGAGCGTGTCGACCGCGTCGAAGCCCGGCGGAACTTCGGTCGTGACCACGTAGTCCGGCTGGCACTCGTTGTCGAACCACGTCTCGCGGAAATCTTTCATAGCCGCGTCTGCGGCAAGCTCTCGTTCGCCGGCTCGCGCGCGCGCAAAGCCGCGGATCGGATCGTCGGGATTCGGCTCGGCGAAATGCACGATCTCGGATCGGGGGATGTCGATTCCCTCGGCGCCGATTCGCCCGCCGATGTAGTAGCGGTAACCAATCATCCCCTCGCCTTGCATCCAGATCGGCCGCACGAGGTAGGGGGGCAAGGGCCAAAATCCAACCGTGGCGCGCGACGCGTTGCGGCTCTTAAACCAGTACGTTTCGCCAGCGAAATCGAGATGGACGCTCAGGGAGTGAAAGGCCCGCTGCCCGAACTGGTACTCGTTCGGGCGGCGCAGCGCATCGAGCAACACGTGCGCGAAGATTTCCTCTTCGCTACCATCCCGCGTGTTCACAGCGATGAGTCGCCACTTGAGCTTCGCGATGCGGTTGGCGAGCGCGTTGCTGGCCGTGAATGCGTGCCCTCTGTACCCGCCGCGGATCGCAGCCGCTTGATCCCACTCGGACACCTGCTCGCCGCGTCGGCCACGCGCGCCCGCGGGCATCGGCCATGCGGTTCCGCTTGGCTGCTTGGGGCGCTGAGTCGCAGCAGCACGCGCCAGCTCCGGCGGCAGCCACAGCCCAGCATCAACGCCGGGACGCTTCGCGAGCGCGTAGCCGCTCACGCCCGCGCCTCCTTGGCCGCGCGGCGCTCTTCGATCGCTTTGATGCGCGCGGCGATCCGCTCCTCGTGACCGGCTACGCGCGCCTCGACGCGCTTCTCGTCAAGCGGCGTGAGGCCCGGAACCGCTCGGCCACGGCCGTAGAGCCGGTGGCCATAATCGGCCTGCCAGAGCGCCATCAGCGCATCGTCAGAGGCTCCAAGCGGATACTGGTCGACCTGCCGCACGAGCTCGCAGAGGTCACACGCACAGTCCGCCTTGTGCCGCTCGCGGTAGTAGACTTTCCACCCCGCGTTCGCGAACTGAACCTCAAGCGACGGCAGGCCAATCGCGCGGTCGGTCTTGTCGCTGCCGGTGGTATGCCCGACGATTCGCTTGCGGAACGGGTACCGCTTCGGGTCGAGCGCGGTCGCCTCGATGTAAGCCTTCTGGCTCGCGTTGTCCTCGACGACGTGGACGAGCGGAGAGAACTCCGCGTCCAGCTCAGCGAGCGCGTCAAGCGCTTGCGGCGCCGTGAACTTCCCGCGCCGAATCATCCCCTCGCCGAGAACCTTGACGCCGTCCGGTCGCTGCCCGACCGCTACCGCCCACGTGCCCGCGCGCCCGAGACCCGAGATGTCAACGCCGGTCGTGAATGCCCACGTCGACCACGGCAGCTCGCGCCAGTCGACGCCGTACTCGATGCACGACGCGAAACTTGGGAACGTCTTTTCGCTGTCGTCGAACGCGACGAGACGATACCCGCGCAGGTAGGAGCGCTGGTCGGCAGCATGGATGGCGCGCAGCTCGGGCTCGTCGAACTTCGCGTCCCAGAGCGGCCACGCGCCAACAGGCAAGCCCGTCTCGCGGGCGAGTTGCTGGATCACGCGCCTAGCGTTTACGGAAACGCTTACGCTTTACAAGGCTCGATGGGAAGTCGACTTCCCATTCATGCGGACAGCGCCGTTGGCTTCGGGTTCACGATCCGAATCCAGTCGATGCCATTGAAGCGCTCGTTGACGGCCTGGATCAGCACCGCCCATCCCGGTGTTTTGACGAGCACGTGGTTGAGGTCGTTCACGTGCTGCGGCGTTCCAACCCACACCGCGCGGCCGTGCGGGCGGTCGATGCGGCGCAGCCACTTGTTCCACACGGCGTTCGAGCGCGCCTTGCGCACCGCCTCGGATAGCGAGTCGATGTCCTCGATGTCGTCGAACCGCGTGCGCTGCGTGCGCGATCCCGTGCGCTTCGAGATCACGCCTACGCCGCGCAGCGTTGGGTCTGGCACGATCGCTTTCCGGTCGATTGTCAGCGACGTCTTGGACCAATCTTTGCGCTTTCCGCCATCCATCGCTGGCTTCACCCATGGGTAGAGCTCGCGGTAGGCGTCGGACATTTCGACGTAGGCCATCACCGCCTCAAGCCGGTCCTGTGCGATCTCGCCTGACGCCGAGACCACCTGTTGCGGCCAGTCGGGATGCAGCCCCATGTCGTCGAGCGTCGCGGCCACAATGTGAATCGTGGTCTTCCCGTGCCCGAGTGGCGCAAGCACCGCGGCGTGAAGGTCGGCGGCGTGCGCCTGTTGCACGTGCTCGATCTGCTGCACGTGCATGTCGGACCACTGGATGCGGTCTCCGTTCGGGTCGCGCAGGAAATGCTCGTACGCGAGATGGCGCGGCGTGGACGGGTCGCGCAGGCGTTCGAGATGGGGCGTGGCGATGGTGTTGATTGCCGGCGCCACCGCAACCGGAACCCGCTCAAGCCGCGTCGTCGCCGCTCGGAGCTTGGTCCACGCCATTACGGCTTCTGCGCTTGGGCGGCCTGCGCCTCTTCGAGCTTCCGGATTCGCTCGTCGAGGATCTCAAACTCAACACCCTTGAAGGCGAAGTCGAGCACCGCGCGCGCGCCAGGGACGGCGCCAACCGTGTCTCCGTGCTGAGCGGCGCGGGCAAGCGATCGAGCGGCAACCTGAGCTTTAGATTTCAACACTCCGATCGCTCCGGTAAGCGCATCGGTCTGCAATCGTTGCAACTCTGCGGCGAACGCTGGATCGTGCCGCCAATTGTACAGCGTCATCCGATCAATACTCAGCCTTTTCGCTGTCGCAGAATACGTCATACCGGCCACAAGCAGCCGAATCGCCTCCGCCTGTTTTGGCTTGATTGAGGCGCCAATTTGGCGACTTTTGACGACTGACTTTCGCGCCACGACCTACCTCGCCTCCCGCCACCCAGCCTCACCTCGATCCAGCGCCGCGCGCTGCGCATCAGTGATCGGTTTCGGCACCATGAACTTGAGCACCAACACCTCCGCCCCGGGCGCTAGGTTGTCCCGCGCCGCTGGCCACGCCGTGCGCGCGACGCCAGCATACTTGCGAAGCTGGTGTTGGTCGGCGCCGAAAGCCTCAAGCCACCCGTTTTGATAGATCCGCACCCGGTGAATCTCGCCGAGAACCCGCAACTCCTGCGGCTCGACGAATGGCGGCTCGTCCACAGGGTCGAACGGCTCGGGCAGACTCGACACCGATTCACTCACCATCCGGTTACTTGCTCGCTTTCGCATCGATCTCCCTCGCGCAATGGGTGCGCGCCTCAATCTCGTCGTCGGTCCATCCGCATTCCGGACACTCACCGAGCCCTAGCAGCCAATCTACCGAACGCCCGGTTGCAATAGCAATCCTGCGCAGAAGCGAAACGCTGGGCGTCGCGCGACCGGCGAGTACCGCGCTCATCGCCTTTCGCGATACGCGAACCACCGCGGCGAATCGCTCGATCGTCACAGGCCCAACCACCCCGCTCTGCTCGTCGATCGACGATCGAATTCGCGCAGCAAGTTGCGCAGTCACGCCAGATCCCTCAACTCTTCTCGCCTTGCCATCAGCCGCCGAAACTCGGCACTGCGCATGATCTCCGCCGACCTCTGCGGAGTCAGGTTGTTCGAGTCCCACCGATGCGCCGCGCAAAACCGCTCCACGAAATCGAGCCGGTCGAAAAAGTTGCGTCGCTGCTCGCCCATCAGGTGATCCATTGCCGGGACTGATTCGTCACTTGTCATCGTGTCCTCACTTTACACTCTACGCCATACCCCGGCGACAACACCCGAGCCGCCGCGTCAAGATCACTCGGACCCCACAAGTAAACCTCAAGCCCTGCCGACCGAAACAACGCCGCCCACGCTTCTTGATCCTCGCTTGCGCTGCCTCGATCTCCCTTCGCCTCGACGAAGATCACACGACCTTCGCGCGCAAACACGAAGTCGAACCATCCTCGCTCCTCGCCCTGCGGCGCCCATCGCTTGCCAGCCCGACGCTCATGCTTGCGACGCCAACCGAGACGCTTCGCAAGCGCGCTGAGCTGCGCGTGGAAACCTTTCGGGCCGCGCTCGATCATGCCGCGCGCCTCTGCCTTGGCAGATCACGCCAATCCCAACTCGATCGCTTCTTAAGCATTCGAGCGCTCAAGATCGCGACGCAGTCGAGAATCCCACCGCACGCAGTCTTGCAGTCATCGCAGATTCCACCACGCTCCGCGCGCTTCCGATCCTCCTCGCGCAATTCCCCGGCCGGTCGCACCCTCTTGCCGAGCGAATAGGCCCTGCGCGTCACCCACCATCGCTTGTGCCAGCAACACACCTGCCTCACCGGTGGCTCAGGCGCCGGCCTATGGCATCCGGGGAAAAGACATACTCGACTCACGCCGCCTCCTCCCGATCGTAAAACCTCACCTCGTCCGCGTTGAAACCCACCTCGACCGTTATACCACTCGGCCCGTTTCTGTTTTTTGCAACGATCACGTCAGCGACACCACGCCGCGTTGAATCCGGGTGGTAATACTCGTCGCGGTAGAGAAACAACACGATGTCCGCGTCCTGCTCGATGCTGCCCGAGTCGCGCAGATCCGACAGGTTCGGCTTCTTGTCGAGTCGCCCCTCGACGCTTCGGTTTAGCTGCGACAGTGCTAGCACGGGAACATCCAACTCTTTCGCGAGCGCTTTCAAGCCCTGCGAAATCTCCGACACCTCGCGCTCTCGATTGACATCCTTGCCGCGCGACGCCGACCGTTCGAGTTGCAAGTAGTCCACGACGATCAGCCCGATTCCGTGCTGATGCTTGAGCGCCCGCGCTTTCGCGGCAAGCTCGATCGTCGTCAGCGCTGGCGACTCGTCGATCCACAGCGGTAGCTTGCACATCGCGTCGGTGGCATAGATCGCCTGCGTCCAATCGTCCTCGGACACCAAACCCCGCCGAAACCGCCACATCGGCACGTGCGACTCGGCCGTGATAAGCCGCGCGCCTATTTGCCGCGAGCCCATTTCCATCGAGAACACAAGCACCGGCACGCCAGACCGCGCGGCCGTGATCGCGCTCGCCATCGCGAACGCCGACTTGCCCATACCTGGGCGACCCGCGATTACGACGAGGTCTGTCTTCTGCCACCCGCGGGTGACCGAGTCCACGCCGCCGAATCCAGTCGCGACTCCCGTGCATCGCCCGCCCGCATCAACGATTCGCTCAAGCTCGCGGAACGAATCTTTGACAATCGCGCCGAGCTTTTCCAGTCCTTTCCGCGCACGCGTCGAGCAGAGCTCTAGCGCTTTCGCTCCCACCCTCGCAGCAATCTCTCGCGCGGGAACTCCCTCGCTTCGCGAAAGCGCTGCGGCCTGTTGCCCAAAGCGTTCGATGCGCCGCAGTAGCGCAGCGTCCGCCACGATCTGGGCTGCCGACTCCAGACCCGTCGCGGTGACGCATTCATCGGCCAGCGCGCCCAGCCACTCCGCACCGCCGACCTTTTCGAGATCCCCGCTCTTTCGCATCCACGCCGAGAGCACGTGAAGCTCAAGCGACACGCGCTCGTCGGCAGCGGTGCACATCGCCTCGAACGTGATTCGATGAGACGGCGCGACGAAGTCGGCCGCTTCGAGCGTGGCGCGCGCGGTCCAGATCAGGCTTGGGTCCACCAAGATCGAGCCGAGCACGGATCGCTCGGCGGTTGGCGCTTCATGGGCTGGCATTCTTGGCTCCTGGCTTTGCCTTCATGGATTCCTTGAACCACGGCAGTGCGTCCTCAGCGCGCTTGTACGGCGACGCGGGAGCACCCTGTGGGGGGGGCGACGATACCCTTGCCCCCAACGCGCCCGTTGTGGCGCTCTTGCGTGCGCCTAGGATGGATTTCCAGTGCCGTTGCAGTGCATCGCAATCGGCGACCTTGGGGCGCCAGAAGGAATCACCCGTGACCCACGCTGCGGTGTCGTGGATCTCCTGCGGGGTGACCCGGTAGCGCTTCACAAGCCCTTGCAGGTGCGCGGTCTCCATGCGCTTGCGAGCCAGCCACTCGGCGGCGCCGTGGTCCTCCCGGAGTCCGCCAACCTCGATGGCGCTGGCACGGATCAGCTCGGCGGCAGCATCGAGGAGCTTGGCGCCTTCAGCGTCGATGGGTGGTGCAACGGCGGCAGCCGAAACCTCCTGTCCGCCGTCCGGCGGCGGCGCCTTACAGGCGGGGCCGGGCCGGGCCGGGCCGGGCGGGGAAGGCGGCAAATGTCCGCCGTTGTCCGCCGTTGGCTGCCGTTGTCCGCCGTTGGCTGCCGTTGGCTGCCACTCGCGCCACGCGGAGCGTAATGATTCAGGAATTTCGGCAGCAGGTCGAGCGAAGCTCGCCTCAGCGTCCTCCCATCGCACACCTCGAAGGCTGGCGTCGCGCCTCCGCATTGCTTTTCGCAACGCATCGTCCGCGTGCTCGTGCCAGTCGTGCACGACGAGCCGAAAGGTGGGGCAAGGGTCGAGCCAGCGAGCCGCGACGAGGGCATCCACAAACTCCGCTGGGTCGCCCTCCCAATCGCAGGCATCGGCGATCTCGTCGTCGGCCCAGCGCCCGACGTCGCCGGCCGGAGCCTGCTTCGACGTGAAGTGCCAGAGCAGCTCAAGATGCCCCACGGTCGTCGCGAGACCCGTCCTGAGGCGCTTCGACAGGCGACGGACCTTCGGTGATTCCACGGCGCCGCGCTTCATTCCGGTTGGCCTCCACAGCTACACTCCGCGCTGAGCAGCGCCAGCGCCCGCAGGACGTGGCCGGGGTGGGGGTTGCGGACGTCCACGCTCTCCCCGGTGTCGACGCACTCCACGCGCCGCCACAGCGCGCCATGCGCGAGCTCGGTTTCGCGGTAGAGGGCGTGGGGGGGGGGTCATGGCTGCGGCACGCTCCAATCATCCACGCGCGCAGTAACTCGATCCTTGTCGAGCGCCATCGGGATCAACCAACGCAGGTTCGGGATCGTCGGAAGGAACGGAATCTCAGCGACTGGAAACCAAGCGATCTCTTCCTCCTCGACCGTTCGGACTTCCGCCGGGGCATGCGAGACGTACATGTCGACTTCCCACCCGTGTCCCCGAAGCCACGCGAAGGCGCGCCAATCATCGACGGTTGCGCCCGTTTCCTCGGCGAACTCGCGCACCATTGCGGCCCGCGAATCCTCATTCGGTTCGATCTTTCCACCGATCCCATTCAGCCTGCCGCGCTGCCATTCGGGCTTGAGCTTGCGCACTAGCGCGACCTCCGTGCCGTTGTTTCGGAACAGAAACCCAACCACGTAACGCTTCATCCCACCCCCAAGTAGACCCGCGAGGCTCGGCCGGTCCCGTCCGGCTGGCCTTGAGAGAGGCCGTCTCCCGTCTGAGGGGCTTCGGCGGCCGGTCCGCTTTGCCCGGTCCGCTCCTCCACCACTGCGGTCCTGCCGGCCGGTGATCCCGTGTGCATGGGCTGGCCTTGCGGCGTGTACGCAAGCGCTTCCCCGGCAGGTTGTACGCCGCGTGTCTGCGATCTCTCGCTGCGTGCGGATCTCACGCTCCACGCCGCGAGCCTCGCGTTTCTGGCGCCCCATGCCGGATTCGCACCGGCCGTTCGAGCGCGAGCACACGTGCGGCTATGCCGTGGCTCGCGTTGCCCGACTCGCTCGGGCCGCTGGGGCGGGTGGCCGCTTACGCCGGCCAATCGTCGATCACTCACTCGTCGATTCCTTTACAGAATGCACCTCGTCCCAAATCCTGGAAACAACATCCTTGGTAAGCACGCGCATAGCCGCGGCCATGAACGCGTTAGCGACCGACGAGCGCCGGATTTCAACCAAGGCAAGTCGCGCGTTTCGGCATTCCTGATGAGCCCGTGCCGATTGGATCTTGAGGATCTCCCTCTTGGCCTGCAAAGCGCGAATGCGATCCATCCCCCGCCTATTCGAGCGCGCATCTCGTATGCGATTGTTAACGTCTTGCAACTCAGACTCGACCCTGTCGATGTTGGCTATTGCTAAGACGTACTGCTCCTGCAACGAGTTGGTCTGAATCGCGCCGGGAATCCTATCTGACAGAAACCCCCGCCTACTGATGCGATCCGAGTAGCGGCCCGTGCGCGTCATGAACTGGTCGCTATTTGATGTAGCCTTAAGCATCGCTGGTATCCTCCAAACCTTTCCCATCGTACGCCGCCGGGTGCATCCCTATTCGCAACTCCACCCCCAGCGCCGCCGCAGCGAACATCACCGCCTGTACGCTCACCGCGAGCTCATGCGCCACGTCGCCATAGCTCGCGCCCTCGGCGGCGCGGCGGCGGATGTAGGCGGGGATGGATTCGAGGGTCATGTCGCCGCCTTCCGGCGCCTCTTCTTTCTGCTCTGCGCATGCGTCACCAGCGCCTCAAACGAAAACGTCTTTTCTGTAAGTGTTGTCGACGAAAGAAAGACTTCAACGCTTTCTCCAAGTCCATCCGCTATCGACTTCATCAGCCGATCGGCGTTGACCATCGTGTCGCCAACGGTTCGAAGCGAAACAAGCTCGGATGAAAACGTCAGCGTCATTCCGAACTTGCTGGATTTTGGAACGCATGCCCGGATCGAAATTGCGCCGGAGCAGTGTGGGCACTTCGGAGTTTCCACAGGCAACGCGGGTGCCGTCTCATCGCTCATCGCGCCCCACCCCCATCCGCCCGCCGCACCACCGGCAAACGGTCGCGCATCTCGTCCCACGCCGCGCGCTCTTGCTGATGCTGCTGGACGATCCGCGCACACGAGTCGCGATCCTTGCGCTTCGTCGCAGCGATGAACTCCTCGGCGTTGAGGCGCCGCCGGGTGGCTTCGAGGTCGGCGATGGTCGTCATGATCGCCCCAAGTAGCCGTAATCGTCCGCGGTCCATCCGGGGATGTCGCTTGCTGGACGGTAGGCGCGCGCGAGGTCGGCGCGCGCGAGGTAGGCGCGCGCGAGGTAGGCGCG